TGGTTCCGTAATGGAATTCCTGAGCTTGATTCTGATATTTTAGAAAAAATAAAAACTAAGGATGAACTCATTATTTCATCTGGATTTGGAAAGAAATATAAAGAGTTAGTGGCACCTGTTGCCAAGTATTATGCGGAGCAGTACACCAGAAATAATATAAGCATTATATTTAACTTCAACGAAGAGCACGAAACTTCGAAGATTTATAAAAAAGAGCCTTGGATGCAGCGAGCCGTTTATGAGTTGTTCAACAGAGACCCTGGAGTAGCATTTGGTTATGGTCTGCATTTGATCTCAAATTTTGTGGAGTTTGGAAGATACACCGCAGAACGCTTGGCAGAAGACGAGTCTTATTTCTTCCTTAGCAATAAGCTTCAAGAAAGCTATCCAGAGTTGGGAAGGCCTATCGCAAAGAATTTGGCAGAGAGAAGACCTGAATCCTTCTTTCATCACGACCTACATAAGATTTCTGAATACGCAGAGTTTGGAATACCTGCCGCAAAGAATCGGGCAGAGGAAAATCCTGAATACTTCTTTTATCGCGGCCTACATAAGATTCCTGAATACGCAGAGGTTGCAATGCTTGCCGCAAAGAATTTGGCAGAAAGTCCTAGAGACTTCTTTGATCGCGGCCTACACAAGAATCCTGAATACGCAGAGGTTGCAATGCTTGCCGCAAAGAATTTGGCAGAGAAAAGTCCTTTCGGCTTCTTTAATTACGACCTACATAAGGTTTCTAAATACGCAGAGTTTGGAATACCTGCCGCAAAGAATCGGGCAGAGAAAAATCCTGAATACTTCTTTCGTCGCGGCCTACATAAGATTTCTGAATACGCAGAGTTTGGAATGCTTGCCGCAAAGAATTGGGCAGAGAAAAGTCCTAGAGACTTCTTTTATTACGGCCTACACAAGATTCCTGAATACGCAGAGGTTGCAATGCTTGCCGCAAAGAATTTGGCAGAGAAAAATCCTTTCGTCTTCTTTCATTACGGTTTAGACAAGCTTCCTGAATACGCACATCTTAATCCAAATCATCTTAATCCAAATAACGAAGCTCCCGAAGAAAATAAGCTCCAGTCTCTTGAGGCGTGGCTCCGCACAAACGGCTTTAGAAGAGAGGCAAATAAAATTACTCTTCTTTGAAAATAATCTGTTCTTCCTTAGTCTCTTCTAGATCTCTCATTATATCTTGGTACAGGCGAATTTTGAATTTTCTTAGCTGATCTAGAGTCCATGCATCTAACGCCTTATGTCTCTTCGGGTGTATTTCTAATACATTAGATCTAAGCATTTCCAGTATCCTTTCTGGGCTATACTTATCCCTGATCACTCTTGAGAGTTGAACAGAATGAGCATCAAACTCATGCGGCCGATTGTAATAGGGCAAATGCTCTGTTGATGGAACTTCTTTTTTATATAGTTTTGGATCAAGAATATGGGTTACTTCATGAGTCATTAAATACTTGATATAGCGGTCCCATTCGCTAGATCTTATTTTACGATGTAAATTATCTGCGTTTAACCAAATAACCTTAGGAATAGACTCTGCATATCCATCATACCTTATACTCCAGCCCCTTTCTGCGAAGGTTTCCTTCGGTACAATTATTACTTGTATTTCTATTTCTTCATTATTATATGGTCTAATTAATTTTATTTTATCTGAAATCTCAATTTGATTTAAATATCCGCTTTCTGCATCAATATATTTGTTTTCTATTTCATTAATTAATTTATTTCTATTTCTCTCAAGCCATGGATATAGCCCATCTGGAACTTCAATATTTTTAGATAATTTAAGCATATATTCTATCCTTTTGATGATTTATTAATATAAATATTAATAATATATCATACTATGCAGATCCATTCTTAGGGTAATATATTTATATGGAGTAGTCTATGAGAGAGCCTCAAAATTGTGAAATGAAATATTGCGGATTTTCAAAACCAGTAAGTTCTGATGAAATTAAATTTGAAATATTAGGGTTAGAAAGCCTAATTAAACAGGCCGAAGAACGGATTGCGTCATTAAGACAGACATCTTTCCTTGCTGATTTAGTTATAAAAAGCGAATCAGAAACCTTAGAGGAACTATTTAATAAAGAATAATGTTTACTATTTACGCAAAAGAAAAGCCAGAAAATAAATTATTAAAAAGGATGAGGATATTATCGGAGATAAGGACATCTCTTGAAAGCGATCCAATCGCAAAAGAAATTTGTAGAGAAAATGATATTGGAGAATGGTTTTCAAAATCAGTACCAATTTCTTTTGAAGACCTGGATGTGGCTGCAAAGACGGTTAATGGGAATATTATTCTCAGCAAAAAGCTATTAAGTAAACCGCATGAGATTCGAATGAGATATGTTATTCACGAATTTACTCACGCAACTCAGCATGTAAAGAATTTTGGAAATAAAAATAACAAGAGCGACAAGTCTCAAGACTATCTTGATCGAGATAATGAGAAAGATGCGTTTAAAAAGCAAATCAAATACGATGCCGAAGAACGCGGAAAGGAGAATGTAGAAGATTATGTTGATGGATTGCTATCTCATCATGATGTTCCAAAGTCCGAAAGAAAAGATAAGAAAGACGAGCTGATGATGGAGGTTGAATAGACCTCCAAATTGCTCTACTAATAGAGAAGAATACTTAAGAGGTCTATATGCTAACTTTATCTGGAAGATCGCCAAGTGAAGGCGAAAAATCTGTTTCTCTAAACACACTAGTAGAGTTCAGCATTTTAGATGATGGAACTGGCTTAAATCTATCCTCACTAGTCATCGAGGTTGGCGGAAGCTTAGCCTATCAAGATCTAGATTTTGAAGAAGAATTTGACGGAGCATTCTCTGATATTACAAGCGATTCTACCGGAGTTCATCTCGTTATAGACCCTATTGCTAATTTTGGACAAGGAAAGGTTGTTCTTGTTAAAATACAGATCCAAAATCTAGAAGATGCCTTTTATAATTTTGAATATACATTTAAGACGATTCCTGCTGAGCCAGAGCTGGAGCTAAGCTCTCCACTTGCCAACGCCTTAGTAAAGTCAGATCAGGTTTTATTCTTACAATTTTCAGATGATATTGATGATATTGATCAGACCTCAATAAATATATATATAAATGATGCTCCGGCTGTTTTGAGCGGAGTTTTTCAGACAATATTTGCTGGAAGCTCTTCTGTAATTACTAAAACCACAAATAAAGCATCGGTGAGAATAGAGCCTACTGAGCCATTTAGAAATGGACCATATATTATCAGATATGAAGTAGGTGATTTAAACGGAAACACTTTAGTTGGTAGATTTTCTTATTCTGTAGATTTGCCAGAAGCTATTCTTCCATCGACATTCCCTCAGATTAAATTCCTTGGTTATGCTCAAGGCATTTCGAAGCTTCTGAATATGGGGCGAGGAGATATGCTTCGTGTTTACTGGAACAAGCCTGTATCTAGATCTTATAAAGGCGATTCATTTGCATTAATTTATGAAAATGAATCAAGACTAGATATTTTTGACTCTAATCCAAAGTATATTGCAGATAAAACTGCTGAATACTTTGATGTCTCCGGATTAACTCCGGGAATTACGTTATCATATGCGGTTAGGGCAATGGAGACTTTCAAGGATAACCTTCAGCTAACTGGCATGACAGAGGAGGCTGACGGAGTTTATTTGATTCCAAGTCGAACGACGATAGCTTCTCAGGTTCTATCTGCTGATACAACCATCAATGTTGCATCCACTGCTGGCTATCCAACTTCAGGTATTTTATTTTTAAATAGTGCAGAAGTCATAAGATATACAGGCAAGACAAGTACTTCATTTTTGCTTCCGACGAATGGTCGCGGGCTCAACGGAACAAGTCGCGGCATCTATGTTGCGGGAGATTCTGTAGATATATTTTTCTCATGTCAAGATCAAAATACATCAATAATTATGGGCACGCCAACCTTCGTTGATGGGTATTCGAGCGGCAGAGAAATAGACGGAACAGGCCTTGTTGTTACTGACTATTCTGATAATGATAAGATGTTTTTTCAGGGGTTTGATTTCTGCGGATATCATAAATCTCTACCCCAGAGAACGCTTCAAGGCCTAGATGATTGCGGAAGCTATCTTGGTGGAGAGTTTAATGGCGCAAGAGGGATGAATCTTTTTGATAGAATGCTAAATAGAGAAGAAATTCTACTAGATCAAGTTGGAGAGCCAACAATACTTCTGAGACGTGTATGGGACGGGCCAACCTGTAGTTGCTCAGACCCGCGAAGAATGCATCCAAAGATCAAATCATGTAAGACATGTTATGGAACCGGCTATGAAGGTGGTTATGCTCAGTTTAACTACAGAAGAAGAAGTGACGGAAGAGTTATGGTTTCATTTGGAGATACGCTTGAAGACTTAAAGCTAGGGGCCCAGAGTCACTTAGAGCAAGCCTACGAGCCTGGAGGCTGGACTCTTCCGAGCCCAGCTATTAGAGATCGCGATTTAATAGTTAGATTTGATTTCAATAATGATGTTGAATTTATATATGAAGTTTTAAATACAACTAAAGATAAATTATTCTTTAGACATTATACCCGACAGCGGATTGCCATGAAGAGAATGGACCGCACAGATTTAATCTATGGTTTTCCTTATGTTGTTTCCTAAATTATGACTATTAAAAATGCACAAAATGTAATGAAGAAAAGAAGTTTTCTGAATTCTATAAAAATCACACAAAATAAATAATTATTTGAATTTACAAATATAGGAGAGATTAAAATGAAATGGATTAAAAATACATCAGGTCGCCCCGATGCAATGCTGACTTTCGCCTTTTTTGCCTTCTTGGTAGTTACGGTTAATATTCTATTGGCTACATTTGGAAATATAACGTATAATTCATTTGAAATCAAGTTTGCATCTATGGAGGCGGCCACTATGACCTCTTATCTGGCGGCTACATTTACAGCTTACGTAACTAGGCGATGGACAGATAAGAAGTTTAGTGCTCTGCCAAAGGAGAAAGATGAGTGATATAGAAGAGGTTGAAGAGAAGGCTAAGAAGCTTGGATTTTTTGGCTGGGTAAAAGGCCTTGGCGTAAAGATTAAAATATTTTTTGTTACATTATTCGGAATAATTGGAGCTGTCTTATTTTTTGCTTTAAACAAGAATGCAAATACAAAGGATATTCTAAAATTAGAACTAAAAAAGATTAGAAAAGAAATAGAAATAGAAAATACTGCAGAAGAAATTGACAAAAACAATGAAAAAATTTCTGATCTCGAAACACAGGCCGCTAGAATAAAAGAAGAAATCGAAGAAATCGAAAAGACAACCTCGAAAGAGAAAGCTCCAGAGGACCTAGATGACTTCTTCGATGATAGGGGGTTTTAATGTTAACAAAATTAAATTCATTAATAAGTTCTATTGAGGATGGCCTGATCAAAGAAAAGATTATATCTTTAGCAGAAGGAATTCGTCCGAAGGATCATCTGAGAATTGACATAAGAGAGCTAGAGGGGTTAATTGACCCAGAAAAAGTTGCACCTCTTGAGCCAATGGGAAGGATAGAGATAAAATTATGAAAAGAGGTTTAGTTATTTTTCTTTGCATTTTTTTAGCCTTCCCATTCGCCTTTGTTGGAAATAGTTATGCTGGAGATAGAATGCCGGCCGGAACTGTATTGGAGAATGACTCTTACGTCTTTACAATAGAAGAGGCTGAGGCCTTAAAGGCTAGAATTATAGAGTTAGAGAAGCAATCTGAGGAATTAGACCTAAAGGTACTTGAGTTAGAAAGGTATAAAGAATTAGAAGTAGTTAGGACTCAGCAGATTGATCTATATAAGCTAAGCGAGGAGTTTTATAAAACTCAAATAAGCGACTATAAAGATTTACATCTTTTAGATCAGGGCCTTCTCGATAAGTATCGCAAAAGAGATAGGCTACAAACTATTGAGAATATAGGGTTTTTATCGCTAGGAGTTGCGCTAACTATTGGATCTTTTCTACTTGCAGATGCGGCAACCGATGTTGCCATCATTACGACCCCATAATCAAGTAGTTTAATACTAATTAAGCATGATATAATATAACATAATTTAATGATATAAGCGGAATAAATTAATGGCAAAATCAAATTATCCAAATAAACTAGATACGTCGGTAGAAATACCTGCCGTAAGAGATAATATTGTAGAAATTGGATCAGATGTTATTAACAGCCTTAGGTCCGCTATATTTCAGATTGAACGCACGCTCGGAGTGAACCCACAGGGTGCCGTAGGAAACTCTGTAGCTGTAAGAATCGGCAAAGCTCTTGATAGCAATGGAAATATTAAATCTGACGCCCTAAATCGGGCCGGTCTGTTATCTGGCCCAATTACAAATGAAGATGTTTCAAAGGCGGCCGCAATTGCGGAAGGAAAGCTTCGACTCAATTTCCCAACACAGCTACTACAGGATGAAATTTCTCAAATAATTTTACAGGTAGATTTGTTAGAGGCTTCTATAGCCGATCTAAATACAACGCTGTCCGCCCATATACATCCTGCCGCAACCAATCGCCATAAGGGTCTTGCTATAGCTATAGATGCTATTTTAAATACCCCATCAGCCTTGGGAGTTACGTCTTCTGCTGCAATGACAGCACAGGCGGCTTTCCAACAAATATTTGATTCGCATATCAATTATAGCGGAGCAGATATATCGGGGTCAAATAGGTCCCATACTAGTGAGCAGGTTTTCTTTGATGATGAAAATGTTTCTGCGCTTATTAATGCAGATAACGTACAGGACGCGATTGAAGCAACCCTAGATATCACAGTTGGGCAAGTTGATGGACACCAGAATCTACATCATGCCAACTCTATATTGAGATCTAATCTTCTAACATCTACAGCGGAACCAACAAAGGGCGCGCTGCTATTATCAGAGGAAGATGTCTACTATACTACATCAAGTACTAGCGCCAATAGCATTATCTCTAATGTTCTATTCTCGGATAGCCCAGATGTTCCAGACCTCTCTATATCATCATCTGATATTTTAGAGATAACAACTCCAACTGAAACTCTTTCTTTCCAGATTTATCAAGTCAACTACTCGATAGACGGATTAAGTATTGAAAGTGTTGATATTTACGGCCAATTTTTAGCCGAATCAGAAGATGATACAACGGCAAAAATTTATAGAAATAAAAATAGAGTTTCTGAGCCGGTAGGCCTACTGCTAACTGCAAGAGAATATCAATCTGGTGGAGCTATCTCGTTCAACAACGCAGATGTTATTCAGGTTTCTAATCCAAATTCGGCAAATATATCTACTCGAAATATTCGTCCGAGAGAAATAAGCTTGACTAATAGATATTTGAAAATATCTATAGACGGAGCGGCTAGCATTATATTAGACCTTTATGATGGAGATCTGAGCTTAACTGGAGAAAGCCAATCACTTAACTCAATCCTTAAAGCTCTTAATGCTCAATTTGCAGAAAACAGATTAAGCGTCTCAGCTTATAGGCTAGACTATGATCAAAAAGATCATTCGGAAATTGTCTTCGTACACTCGATTCCAAGCACAACAACAAAAGAGTATACGATTAAATTTTCACGAGGAGCTGATGGAGCCATAGATTCCATTGGCCTTGGCGAGCTTGAGGATATCACCGTAACATCAGAGCCTGGAACCCAATATCTCATTCAGGGAAGAGCATTTACTGGTCTAGACACAAAGATTTCTATTACCGGGCTAACTATGCTATCCGGAACATCATCAGTTACATCAAGCTCAATAGACTTCGTTGAGTCTGGAATAAGAAATGGCGATATACTTGTTATATCGGATTCGCCTGGTGACGATGGAACCTACGTAATTTTAGATGTAAGTTCAAATACCTTCTCTGTTGATGTAACACAGCTAGTTAGTAATAAGTGGACCAGCATATCTGATTCTGATACTCAATTTACAATATATAAAAATTCTGTTTCGTTAAATGAAATGGCATTTAAAGTTATGCCCGGAGGAGCTTCGTCTGCATCTGTTATAGATGTATTCATGGATAGAACAAATCGAGAAATTCTATACAAAGAAAGGCTAACATATGGCACAGAGGTTTTCGCTGGGTCCGAAAGCTTAGCAGCGGTAGTTGATTTTGATGGAGATATATCTGTATATAGCAGCACCAATACCGGAACTCTTCTAATAAACAAATCTTCTACAGACGTGACAGATCAAGAGATTGAGATGAGCCTTGATTCTGGAGAAGTTTTTAAATTTGAAAATATTAAATCAGAATACATAACTCTTTATTCTGGCAAATATAATACGTCTATAACCGTATTTGTTAAGGATTCAGATAGAATTGCTGCCAAAATTGTAGCCGACGCCGTAGGCTTCTCTATAGCTTTATATGGATACTCAGGAATAAATGAAGAAGAGAATCTTCTATTAGGAAGAGTTCATTACGACGCATCGGTATCGAGAATTGCTGGAGCCGGAAGAGATTACCCCAGAACATTTGGCAAGCTAAGGAAGGGATCGGTTGGAATAAAAGATATAGGAACTGATGTTTTATTCTCCTTATACCAATCTCCGCTTCTTGAAACAAGATCAAATGGAGTTATTCGCGGACTAGAAGTAACCGAAGTCACAGACAACGGAACAACGTACACGGTTTCCGTGTCTGCTGGTGTTTGCTATGTTCGCGGCAAAAGATTTGAGCTTCAAGAGGTTTCTGAATATGTAACGGATATCGAGACTGGACCGGGTGTACCAATTGTAGACAAGTTTTATGCAGCAATAAACTCATGGGGAGAGTTATCGTTTAAAGCTCCAGACCCTGCCGCATGTGATTGCCCATTTAGTCCATATGATTATTGCATCTTAGGTGCTGTCGAAAATAATGGAACAAGTATTGCAATAATTGATCTTCGCCTATTTATTGATAATTTAGATTTAAGAATTCTAAATTCGATAACAGTAAGCCCCCAGCCTGGAATGGGACACTTCTCTGATATAAATAAGGCCCTGAAGTACGCTAAGCGATTCTCTCAGGCGTTCCCAAAGGCCGGCATCCCCACTGTCCATTTGAAGTCTGGAACCCACCAGATCGTCACAGAGATGAGCACAACGGATGCCCTCTACACCCCTCGGAGTGTCACGGATGTTCAGCCAGCTTATGATGGAGGAATCTGGATAAACTTCCCAGTAAACTTGGTGGGAGAGGGTGAGTCAACAGTTCTTGACTTAATTAGAACGTTTACTAATACGGTTGCTGGCGCTGACACCAGAGGCAATGCTGGTGAATCAAAGATGAGTAACTGGTTGTATATTGCCGGCTCTGGGTTAGCAGCATCTGCTCCAGACGGAGATGCAGATGTCTTAACGTCTGGAGTTATTAATATTAAAGATTTAAAGCTCAATTTATCTGGGGTTTTGATCTTTGATCCGGTGCTAGAAAGTGGAGTGTCTAAGCAAAACTACTCAATCAATATTGATAATGTTGTCTTCGATCAGTCTGGAAGAACTGTATTTGACCAATATAACTATGGAGTTCTAGTCCAAGGACTAGACGCCGCCGCAGGGACTAAAATAGGAAATTTAAGTGTGACTAATTGTGAGTTTTTAAACTCTCACATTAAGAGTAATGTATATAATGCATCTGACCATTTTAATATAAATATATCAAATAATAATTTTCGAGGAACAGGAGACGGAGCTATTGATGGAGAGTCTCATTACGCAGTTTATGTATCTGGAGTCGGCCATATATTTGATTTTGTAGGATCTGCTTCGTTCAATAATATTGAGTTCAGAGCCAACACTATGTCCGACAGTACAGATGGCACATCTGATCCCAGCCCAGATGCCTCCAGCTCCTATCTTTGGGGAGATAGAATCAGCAGAGGCTTAGTTATGGGCGGGAGGCTCGGAGTTGGAACAGCTTCTCCGGAAAATACAGCACATATAAGCGGACAAGTTTATATAGAGTCAACCGCTAGTGATGTTGTTCCGACAGATAGGGAGTCTGGAGCCCTTATTGTTGGAAGTAAGGCGGGGCAGCATATTGCCGTAGACCGCAATGAAATTATGGCCAGAAATGGCGATGCCATGGACGAGCTGCACCTGAATCATGAAGGAGACAGCCCTGTTTTAATCGGGGCTTCGGCTCTCAATGCTGGTAATACTGAGACAATCAGGGCTAAGGGCCTTGTGAACTTTTATGACTCTACAGTCTCGGCGGAAACTCCTGCTATTATAAATATCTGTACGAGCGCCAAGCAGAGCTTATATATACGTGGCAGCGCAGGCGGCGGCGTTGGAGATATAGCCATAAATAGGGATGTCGTTGATCCTGTGTCGTTGTCTAGCACTATAAGTTTTGGTGAATATGACCCAGGCCTTGCCTCTGGATCTCCATATGGTACAGATTTTTATGAAAGCTTTAGGATGGATACAAACTTTGGTAGGCTTGACATCTTTCAACAGACTGCTGACTCAGCCTATACAGGGCTAAATATTCACAAGAATGGCACACACAACGGGGAGAACGCTACTGATACTAACTTCTGGAACATTCGGAATCTGGCGCAGTATCCATTATCTGGTCCGGCCCTAGCCCAGGATGCTCTTGCTTTTCATCATTTTTCATCTACATATGGAACCAGTGAAGTCAAGGCCTTTATCCGAAATAACTCAGTAGACACAGATGGCCTTGACTTCACTGGGCAGCATAGGTCTGCGTCAGATGAGGACATCTATAGTGCTGCACATGTGGGGCTAATCGTAGCTTCATTAGGCAGATATGAGAATTTGGATTCTTCTATTCACGCAAAAATTAACGAAGCCCTGCCCATCACAGGTCTATCAACTACTCGTATGGACAAACGGGTATTTGGAGTTATATCTGACTCTGAAGATGAGAATAGTGATTCCAGGGTTTATGCTGTTGGAGCATTTGTTTCAACTTTCGAAAAGAATGATAACAGATTAATCATAAACTCTCTTGGAGAAGGTGGTATTTGGATTTGTAATATTAACGGTGATCTTGAAAATGGAGATTACATTACAACATGTGAAATTCCAGGATACGGAATGAGACAAGATGATGATTTACTGCATAATTATACTGTTGCAAAAATAACTTGTGATTGTAATTTTGAATTAGATAATAAATCGTATAATTGTTTTGAGTTTGAGCATAATGGCCAGACTTATAGAAAGGCATTTGTTGGATGTACATATCACTGTGGATAGGAATAAATAATGGCTAAATCAAATTATCCAGGCAAACTTGATACTTCCGTAGAGATTCCATCTGTAAGAGATAACATTACAGAAATTGGATCTGACGTTCTTAATAGTCTTAGGTCTGCAATATTCAATATAGAAAAGACTCTTGGAATAAACCCACAGGGAGCCGCAGGAAATACTGTTGCATCAAGACTTGGAAATCTTCTAGATGAAAATGGAAACATAATAGAAACAGCTCTTGATAAGGCAGGAATATTATCCGGGCCGATTACAAACGAGGATGTTTCTAAAGCCGCTGCCATTGCAGAGGGTAAGCTTAGGCTTAATTTTCCAACTCAGTTATTGCAGGACGAAATTTCTATTCTGGACAATAAGATAGAATTGCTTCTAGATGCCCTAAATGAGTTGAACGCAATACTCTCTACACACATACATCCCGATGCAGTAAATAGACATAAAGCAAAAGCAATTAATACAGAGGCGGCAACAGTAGTCGCGTCGTCTATTGCCACGTTATCTTTGGCATCAGGCACTGTGCAGGCTGCATTTGAAGCCTTATATAATGCTCATATAGGATTTTCCGGAGAGAACGTAAGTGCAGCTAATAATTCGCATAAAGCCGATCAGCTTTATTATGATAAAACTTTAAATTCAAATATTATTGATTCTGATGATGTTCAGGGCGCTATAGATGATCTGGCAAACCTAGAAGGAGTTGGCTTAAGGAATTCTATTCTAAATTTAAATTCAAATGGAATAATTCGAACTGGAGAGACGCTTGATGCCTTCGAAGGCCTAGACTCTGGATCTATTCTGGTGGCATCATCTTCGATTTCATATTCGGCCATTAGTGGAGCCTCAAGAACTCTTATAACATTTGGGAGTAGTCCCACTGTTATTTCGACCATAAATGAATTTGATATATTAGAAATTTTAAATTCTCCAAATGAAGAAGATAATATTAAATATCTTATTTCATCTATAAATCTAAACTTAGATGGAAGCCTAAGTTCGGTTGAGATTTATGATGGCCCAAAGAATAATCTAGTAGTAGGAACTACTGCCAGAATTAGCAAAAGCACTTATACTGTTTATAATGAGAACGCTCTAAATTGTACTGTCAGGCCTAGGCTTGGATTTAGTAATTCACCCTTAGTTCAGGTTTGTCTTCCAAACTCTGCTACAATTATTTCATCCAGAGCTAGGCCGGAAAATTTAGCAAATGGAAGTATCGACACTCTGGCCGTCAGAGTTGATGAGAGTACTACTTACGAAATAGATATTTTTAACTCAGATTACTCAACGCAAACCCTTGATATAGTCATCGCCACAATAAATAGATTCTGCACAGATAATAAGTTAAACTTCTTCGCCTACAAGCTCAAGGCCTTAAACTGCTATGAGCTAGCTCTGTCTCACAACATGCCAAACTATTCTGGCGACTCCAAAGCTAGAAGCTTAAGGATTGTTACAGCGTCAGCCAATGATGCGGCGACGGTTATGGGACTTGTATATATCCGAGATCGAGTAGTGCTCGGCTCTTCGGGAAACTCAGCACATATCAATGGAAAGATTATTGATAATTTCGGAAGAATAATAAGTCATACTCTTGCCTCTATTTCAATTGGATCTGGAACTTCTGGCTTAAACGCTGTAGGCACAACAAACTTTATAACAAGCGGAGTAAGAGCTGGAGATTTAGTCTTAATTGATGGATCATCAGTTCCGGCCGATGACGGGACATATTCTATTAAGACAGTCGAGTCGGCTAAATTAATCCTAGATTTTACTACTCCACTTTCAGGAACTTTATCAAGTACATCCTCCGTATTTATCTTAAGGTCTACGGCTCCAATTTCTGAGTTAAACTTTATTGAAACAGATGGAATGATGATGTTAGATATATTTGCGGATGATAATGCAAATATATTTTTCAAGAAGAGGATGGATATTGTCGGACATATGTCTGTGGCGAATTTTTATGCCATAGTAAAAGATGTATCCCAAGATTTTATTGGTGATAGCCAAGAATTTACTCTAAAGATTGATACTAGTAGTATGGCAAGTATCAAGCTTGAGCCATTAGGCGTCTATGGTGAAGAAACATTTGTCGGAAGTACCGGAGAATATAAGATTCTTTCTAGCGATGGGATGAACTATATAGTTCTAGACGTTTTTATTCCAAACGAGGCAGCCACCCCAATTACCGCCGGAAACTTAACCTCTACGATATACGGATATGATGAGCTTCCGTCATCTACCCTTCATCTTTGTAGAACAATATTCTCTCCTGAGTTTGGAGTTGTAATTGAAGAGCCTAGCGTTGGATCAGGTGGAGTTGGAGTTCTAAATACAACTGATAAGCGAACTACCGGAACAATAGATGACACAATTATATCTGGTTCATTTATAGAAAGATATATTCAGGGTCCAAGAAATGAATTAAGAGGAAGCGGAATTATAAGAGGAATTGATGTTAGCTCTGTAACTGATAATGGAGATGGAACTTCTCTAATCAATATCAGCCCTGGAGTTGGAGTTGTTAACGGAATTAGAATAGAATATCTAGGAGATACTAACTTAGTATATGATCATACAAATGGCGCAACTACCAACTTCTATGTAGCACTTAATGCCGAGGGATGCATTATAATTGGAAATGAAGTTGATCCAGATGCTGGAATAGATTATCTATCTCCATTCTATACACAGAATGTTGCTCACTTGGCATACGTCACGACATCAACCTCTGTAGTTACGGACCTGAGACTATTTGTTGACAATCTTGATTACAAGTTCATAGCTGATATAACTGTGTCTAATGATCAAAGGTTTGGTCACTTTACAAGCGTGCAAAAGGCGGTGCAATATGCGAAAATATTCTCAAAAATGTTCCCCGATGTTGGAATTCCGAGCGTCTTTATAAAAGAAGGAACTTACGAACTAACAGAAAAATTGTTCTTGAATTTTGACGTAAAGATCCATGGAACTGGACCAACCTCGATAATAAAAAGAGCCACTTCCTTCCCTCTTGACAATTCCCCGATAACTGCCGAGAGGCACGAAATGGTATTACTTGGCGCTGATACAGGGTCTAGCACCATTCTATATGGAGTAGATGTAAGCAACTTAACTTTTGAGGGGATAGCTGATCAGGCAGCCGGAAAGTCCGGCACCGTTTTCCGGGTCACCAACAACATCACTAACACCGGCGCTACAAAGGCGCACTTTAAGTTTAGCGGTATACGCTTTATAGCCGCTACAGACTATGTTTCTGGGGCAACAAAATCCGGCTCAATTAATGAGATGCCATTTCATATCGGGAACAGTTCGGGTGGGACGTATCAAAATGTCACGATTCGTGATTGCTATTTTGACGGGGTAGGGTATCAGCAGGCTGTCATCTACTTCAACAAGGGTAACACCTATAAAAATATTTTAATTACCAACAACATCAGTCAGAGGTCTATCGATGTGCCTGGAGGATTTTCCTTGATGCAAGAGAATAGCGCATGGAATACCTTGTCTGGAATCTTAGAAGTCAGTAACATTATTGAAACAATATAATATGTCAAGTGAAAAGGAAATATCGGCAATTGATGCCATATATCAAATCCTAGATAGACTTGATATTATGGAGAAGCGACTTCACGTAATTGATGATAACGTTAAGATCTTGAGTAATAAGGTTTCGAAGTTCGCTCGGGCTCCTTCGCCTACTGCAGTGGAAGTAGGATCCGCCGTTGCAGTAGCTCCTGTTAAGATTAATAGCCCACAAAATTCTTCTAGTCAACAGAAAGTTGAAAAACTTCTCCTTGGAAAAGTAAAAGTATTCGGATACATTGTAAACAAAGGGAAAAAGCCACTCACCGACGTTGCTGTAAAGATTTTTGATGAAAAAAATGAGATGGTAAAAGATAATAAGACAAATTCTGATGGCTACTGGGATGTTAGGTTGCCTCCAGGCAGATACGGTGTAGAATATATTCACAAAAACTTTAAGCCAATAAATAGAACTATTGTGCTTACCAATTCAGATAGTGAATATGAGGTTAGATAAATGCTTGTTATTAAATTTATTAACAAAAGAATTAAAGAGAATACAATATTAGCGAAGACAATCACGAAGTTAGCGGATCTATTGAAAAAAGATGAAACATTAGAGCTGTCACTAATTCGTGATAGCGGATCTGTTGAGATTGTTTCTGGTAATTTATCTAGTAATACTAGTGACAATAATGATATTGTAGTTGAGCTAACTATAAAAAAATCAATTCTTTTAAAAGAAGAAGACTTAGCCGATAAGCAGAAGTTAGATAAGTTAGTTAAAGAAATAGTTCATTTTTACGAACAATCCGCTGATATAGAAGAACTAAAATATCTACCTATTAATTATAGGTAAACGTAGGCTTAAATATGATAGATGAACAAAATTTACCAGGGACAGGGTTAAGTGGCGATCATATTGTATATTCTAGCTTTTTTTCTGATCATTATGTAGTTCAGCAAACTGCAGTTGTCCACCCGAAGTCATTATTGATAGATGGACTTAGAAAGATTTTTAAAAATGATAGCATATTTACTTACAGAGCTGACGAGTATGGCTATCCACTAACTCCGGATCAGACCGGAATAGATGTTGATTCAGCCCTAACTACTAAGATATTAATTAGCGACACTTACCGTTATGAAGTAAAGTTCTTCCCAGCCATTGTTATAAAGTCAAATGGCGGAGCTTATAAGCCTATATCTTTTAATCAAAATATGACCTATAAGTATAGGACAGATTTGCTAGAAACAGCATATGGTGATAGAAGAGTTGTAAGTACTCCAACACATAGAGTGTATACGGGTCGCTGGGATCTTAGGTTTGATGTAGGAATTTATTCAGAAAGTCAGGCAGAGCTACAGGAACTTACAGATATTGTTTCACTGGCCTTACAATATTCTTTGTGGAATGAGTTAAGGGCAAACGGATTATTTATTCATCAACTATCAATTGGTGCAGAAAATGCGGAGCCTTATGCTAATGACTATGTATATAATGCAGCGATAAGTATATCAACTTATTCAGAGTGGAGAGTGGAAGTCCCTATCGAAAACATAGTTGAGAAGATCGTATTTACAATGGAACCTACCTGGCATCCTATTCCAGGCGAAAAAACAGATGCAGATCTTCTTGCTCGAAGATTTGATGACCTAATTGATTTGACAGAAATAGATTAAAAATGAAACTACTAATAATAAATAATTTGATGAGTTATTGCAAAAACGGAGGATCGTAGATGGCTAATATACCAGGAATAACAGGCTTCGTACAGCCCGGAGCATTTGCAAGAGATCGGGTTGTATCTCGTAGCGTTTCTATTCCGGGCGGGATAAGAATTGTGGCAGCTTTAGGCGAAGGCTTAAGAGAGGAAACAATTGTTCAATCTGCGGCCGGCGGCGGTGCTGATGGGGAATCAAGCTGGAGCCCGACAGGGACCGGTGATGGTAGGTTTTTTGAGCTATCAAATGTTCCCGTTATAAGCGGCAGAACAGAACTGCGATTAAATGGAACGCTTCTCTTCGGAAAGCAGGAAGTAATTGACGCCTCGGGCGTTGCTTTGCCGTTTGATTATAGACTTGATATATCCAATGGGCGCATAGAACTAAGAGGTGCATCGATTGGCGATCAAGATGGCAAGGGGTACTCTGCAGGCTCCGGAAATATTGGAACTGGAATCATTGTTGATAACGACGATTGTACTCCGCTTATAACTCTAGATATTCTAGACGACTCGGCCCCAAGTGAAAGGTGGACGATTCGATGTGTAAGTGTTATTAGAGATTCTAATGGTGATCCGATTTCTGGTCTGGCAACATTTACTGCCACTGGAGATACTTCTGGTCAGCTTTATGATAGTTTTGGAAATCCTCTAACTTTCTCTAGCAGCTATTTCACTAGCGCGAACGGAGCTATCTCCGGAAACATCGCAGAATGCGCTGACGGAGTAGTTGTTGCAAGCGGAAGTTCTTTGATAACTACCTTCCCTCAGGGAAGTATTGTTATGAGAACTGGAGATACAACTCTCACCACAAGTAATACCTTCCTAGTCTCTGGAGCCGACTTAGTCAGCCAAGGACAGGCCCTCACCGGAGACTTCCTCTGCCTAGACGGCTATGTAGGTTATGAGATTGAAGATATCACATACGATGGCACTGATACTACGATTACAGTAACGACGGACAGTCTTGGACCGGCAGACCCAGCTTGGGATGAAGCAGACCTTTATGATTGGGATATTAGAGCTACTAATCTTCTGATTGATAATCCGGCCATTGTTCATAATATGCTCACTGGAGCGCCATCAACTGCCGGTAACTTTACAAGCGCAGATGTAGGAAGGACTGTTCTAATCTGCAATGGCGGCGACTTCGACGGCGGTCTGTTTAAGATCGATCAGGTTACATCCTCGCGGCGAGTTAGGGTCAGTGACCTAGACTCCCCATTGGTTGGATTCCAAGACCTTGAGGAGGCTTCTGGAGCCTCTGTTGATGGTCTGGCAGCAGAGGGCCTAACGTTCCATCTTCTAGAGAATAACGGAGTGCTACTTTTGGGAATTCAGGAGGGCGCAACAAGCTTTGAGGTTGGTGATAGATTCTTTGTAGATATAAGCTCTAGAGCTCTAGGTCGCGGAGATAATCTCACAGCGAAGTATATTGCTGCGATTGATTTGAATGATCCAGAGTTTTTCACTGAGTCTTCAGATTTATTCCAGAAACATGGCCTGCCAAGCACAGAAAATACTCTTTCGCTTGGCACTCAGCTTATTTTAGAGAACGGAGCACCCGGCCTGCTAGCACTACAGTGTAAGCCTCCGGTTCCGCGAAGAACATCTGTTACGCTCCTTGAGGAAAGAAACTCTTTGGGTGTTGGTGGCTTCTCGGCTTGCTATAATGCTGGAACTTTGTCAGCTGATGCGTGTGAGGTTGATGATCTAAGATTTACAATTCCTAGGCCAATTACCGGACTTAGAAGTGGAAAGCCAGATGCAGATACTAGAGTTAATATCTTTATCATAAGAGACGGTGATGAAACTCAGATTTTCCCGAATAAAGCTAGCTTTTATAACTCTCAGCTATCTACTGATATTCAGCAGGGGAACTGGGTAGGTAGCTCTGATAATGCCTTCGCATATACTGTTGTTGATGCAGCCCTTGAGGTTGTCGGAAGTGGTGACGAAGGAACTATTGGTACAGAATCTGGAGCAGAATACTTCTCTACCCCCGAAATTGATTTCGATGGCGAAGATGTAGGAAATGTAATTGTAATTACTAGTATGGAAGATTCGGTAGGGACCGTATATACATCTGTAGCAGATATTTCAAATGAGCTTCATGGCGCAGTCCTTCTTGTTCCATCTGTTGAATTAAAGATAGATACGGTAGAAGATGATTCTCTTGTCACGGTTAGTTCTAACGTCGCAACCGCACTGGCGCTAACTAAGACTTATTCTGATGTGCAGTTCTTCGTAAAGGATCCATCTGATTCAAATGCAGATGACGCCCTATTACTGCTTCATGAAGATCTAGTTACTAGCGGGGTGATTCAGGAGGGCGACGGTCTAAAGATTTCTTACATAGATGAGAATGATGCAGACTTCTTTGATACTAACTGGTTTAATGCACTAGAGGCATTAGAGGCGGCTGAAGCTCAGATAATTGTTCCTCTCCCAAATCAGGCGATTTCATCTATCTTCCGAGCAACAGTTAATCACTGTGAAAATATGAGTTCTGTTGCTAACCGAAAAGAGCGAGTTGCATTCATCGGCGCGCAGATTGGCGTTACTCCGGCTGCACTTATCGGAACTTCATTGATCGCAATTGAAGATATTGGAATCATAGAGGGCATACAAGGAGATGAGGCGCAAGAGGTTCTCGACGGAAACATAGAGGACTTAGTCAACTTCAAGCTGAGCGATAACTACACAAGTAATCGAGCAGTTTACTTCTATCCCGATTCAATTGTAAGAAATGTGAACGGAACAAATGTTAGTCTTCACGGATTCTACATGGGAGCGGCGGCGGCAGGATTCTTGTCAGCTAAACAGAATGTTGCAATTCCATTGACTGACAAATCTCTATCAGGATTCTCTCTAACAAGAGATAAGGTTTATCGTCCAATTATTCAGAACCAGCTTGGAGGCGTTGGAGCGACTTTGCTGCAGCCAATTACCGGTGGAGGAAGAGTCCTCGCAGGAAGAACCACAAGTCAATCAGGATTTGTTGAAGATGAAGAGATCTCAATTATCTTCATTAGAGATGCCGTAAAACAGACTCTGAGATCTTCTCTAAGGCCGTTTATCGGTGGAGTTCAGAACGCAGATACAAACGTATTAATGGGCGCAAGAGTTAGAACGATTATGTCTGGATTAGTTAGCCAGGGTTTGGTTACAAGTTTTAAAAATATCAGAGTTGAACAGGATAAGGTTGATCCAAGACAGATTAACGTCTTCCTACAGTTCGCTCCAGCTTACCCGATCAACTATATCTTTATAGATATCGAAGTCGGCGTAATTTAATAGGAGAAAGTAATGGCAGATTATCCAAGTACAGGAACTCTTTTCGACGGAAGTCCTCCTCCGGCAACCGGAGGAAGAACTCGCGCCGGATTATCTACACAGATCATTGTTTATGTAAACAACGAGCCGGTCGGCGCTATCCAGACAATAACCGAGTCGCAAGCTAGGACTCTGAAGCCCATTTCTGAAATTGGCACAGATGGACAGATTGAGATAGTCCCAAATCAGTCAGCAACGTTTAACTTGCAGATCAATAGGATTGTCTTTGATGGCATATCTCTTCCTGAGGCTTTTTCAAGAGGATTTAGAAATATTCAGTCGCAGAGAATGCCGTTTGACATTGTTATCATTGATAAGTTCTCTGGAAGTGGAAATGATGCAGTAGTTACTACTTATCATAACTGCTGGTTCAGCGCACTCGGAAAGACTTATTCAGCTGCTGACTATACTATTGCAGAAACTGCAACAGTATCTGCAGAGCATATGTCTACAACTAGAGGTGGCGAGCCTGTTTCTCTCAGCCAGGGCGTACAGGGCTCCAGAGAGATTCCCGGTAGAAGCTATGATAGCGTTGAAGGTGCCGCAGACTCTGGTGAGCGCAGAGGTGCTCTGGACTTCCCAGGGCTTATATCAGCAGCATACTAGACAGCTTAAGAGGTTAGGTTAAAGCGCCGCCTTTTTGGGCGGCGTTTTGCATTTTGAGGGATAATCTTTAAAGATTTTAAGTATTATGGAAGCAAGTGGAGTTTAAATATGCCAAGAAGATCAGGACAAGTCTCAAATAATAATGAGCAAGCAGATGGAGAGAGCCCCGTGAGTCAAGATCCAGTTAAATTAGATAAAACCGAAGAGCCGAAGCAGAATAAGCTAAGCATGTCTTCTTTAAAAGATTTAGCCTTTCTTGGGAGGCTTACAAGGAAAGAAGTCATCGGCGGCTTTACGTTTGAGATTTCAACTTTAAATATAAATGAACAAAAAAGTATTATGAGGAAGATTATGACCTCAGAGGAAGTCGATAGACTTCTTGATATCAGGCCCCTTACTCTGTCATTCTCTTTAAGAACAATTAACGGCGTACCACTGGCTGATTTATGTGAAGATACTGAGATTATTTCTGATGAGGATAAGCGCCTAAGCGTTGTGCTAGGGCTGCAGCTATCAGTAGTTGAAAGATTACATCGTGTTCATGAAGAGCTTACCAAAACTTCGTCTAAAGAGGTCGGGTTAGAAGAGCTAAAAAAATAGCAACGGAGCCTATCAGTAGGCTCCGTTGGAAACTCTGCAAAATTTGGGGCTGCAAAGTCGATGATGAAAAGTTCTCTGAAATAACCAGAGAGCAGTGGGCTTGGTATGCTCAAATGTTTTATCAAGATGAGTCAGATCAATATGACTACCAATTAAGCCTAACAGAGTATCTTGCATCATTCTGGAATGCAGAGGCAGTTAAGCAGGTTCGTGATTCTCGAGACTCGGTTGATGATCCAAGGTTTATGGATGACGAAGAGTTCGAGAAGCAAATACTAGACGGATCATTCAAAGACGACCATATTGTTCAGGCTATTAAAGAAAAGTATAAAAATACTAATTTATATGATAATGAGAGAGCTAGAGACGGAAGAAATGTCCGTTTGCCAAAGAATTTGGCTGGGCTCCTTAATCTTGCAAAAGAAGAATAGGTTAATTTATGACGACAGAAGATAGCAAGTTTAAAAAGACTACCGACAGCGCGTTGAAAGCCGCTAAGGCGATCACAAGTATGGGAGAGGCTGTTGATCGCCTGAGTCGTCTTGGCTCGGATAGCGCAAAGCCTGTTGGCGACATGACAAGCGCCTTCGAGGATCTGGCGAAAAGTGCAGAAAACTTTGTAGATGCCGGAAAAAACTCTTTAGGGTTTATAACTACCTTAATGTCTACCGGTCCACTGGTTGGAGAAGGCTTCGAGGGTCTGGGAAAAGGAATTGGGGTAGTCGGAGACGCTTTTTCAGATTTTATTAGTATTGGCGATGCAGGACTTAAGGCTGCATTTGATTTTTTTGATGCTCCGTCTAGGGATGTGAGATCCTTTGCTAGCGGTATTTTTGATCTAAATAAGAAATTTGGCGGTACGATTGAGCAAGCCTTTAAGTTCGGAGAAGCCCTAAGGAAAGAAACATATAGTCAATTCGGTGAAACATTACACCTTACGAGAGACAAGCTAAAAGCTTTTGCAGATGCATCTGCAGGAACAAATGTAACCCTAGAGCAGCTAAACAAAACTGTTGGAACAGGGCTTGGAGACACAAGTCTTTTGGCTGCTGCATGGTCTTTGGCAGCCGCAAGTGGGCTAACGGCCAACGAAGGCATGGGGCTTCTTAGCACAGCTCTAAACAAACAGGGCAAAAGCGCTCAAGACGCATTAGAGATGATGGCAATGTTTGGTGGAGTATCAATGGAGACTGGCCTCAGCATAAGAAGCGTTTCTGAAACCCTAAATAGTGCTGTTTCCGGATTTACAAAACTTGGCATATCTGCTGACTTTGGCGTTCCTCTAATGCAAGGGTTTGCAAGAGTGATGAATGATATGGGGCTGGGCATAGAAAACGCAACAGATTTAACCGCAGGGTTATCAAGTTCATTAGCAAGCCTTACAACTGATTATGCAAATGCTTATTTAATCTTTCAAAGAGGGGGCCTGGATATTGGCGGAGGCGGAGGAGTTTTAAGCTCATCGATTGGATTGCAAGCCGCAGTTTTGGAAGCAGAAAAAACAGGAAGTCAAGCAGATCTTGGAGCCGAATTAGCAAAGGGCATGAGAGATACTTTGGCATCATTTACTGGCGGCGATATTGTGACGGTTTCACAGGCCGCAGAAAGTCCTGGGCTAGAGAAAGATTTTTTTATGCAGCAGAAACTATTAGTGAATCAGTTTGGAATAAAGGATGAGGCGTCAGCAAATAGAACGCTTGAGTTATTAGCTGACCTAGATGATGCAACAAGATCTGGAGATCTTGATGCAAAAGCATTACTCGAAGAGCAGATAGCTAAAGAAAAAGATGGCAGAGATCAGACTCTAGATAAGCTTGAGCTGTCAAACAGGCATCTTGCCGCACAATCAAACTGGTTGGCAGTAATAGCGAGCGAAACACTTTTAAAACAAAGAGGCGGCGCAGAGCTTCTTAGGGATAAACTTGAAGAGATGGTTGACGTCGGATCAAAAGCAGCGAGAGATGGTGTGGGCACCTATGCAGCTGGAGTTGATAGGCTTTTGGGAGTAATAGGTGCAGGCCCAGATGGGACGGGAGCTGCAAGTGTTCTCGGAGCAGAAACTGATGCTGGCAAAGTCGATAGGAATACACAACAAAATTTAGCCACTCCTCCATCCGGCGACCCAGGCGGCGGAAGTTCTGGGCCGACAACTGACGACTTAGCCGCAGCGCTCAGGGCTTTTACTGATTCAAACAAAAACAACAAAAACGTAGTAGTGGACGTCCGCATGACTGAAGAACTCAAAAATCTTCTTGCTATTTCCGCTAGCCTCGGGCAGCAAGTAACAGAAAATCATTAAATGACATCCCAACATAGAATAGGCAGGCAAACAATTATCTTTTTTCTTCCATTAGAGATGGAAGCCTTTGTTAATGATCAAAATCCTTACTCTGCATCAAAAGATGGAGAGGTTTTTTGGGATAAAAAACAAATGTATATTAATCCTCAAAACTTTGTTGTTACTGAGGCAAAGCTCGTTAAGGCTGATCTTGCGAAGGGCGGATATATTGTTCAGTATTGGGGAGAGGAGCTTCCGAAAATTCAAGTAAATGGAACAACCGGCTCATCTGGCATAGAGGGGATTAATATACTTCGGTCTATTTATAGACATGAGCAGATTCAATACAGAAGGGTTTTAATAAAAAGACAAAGAGAGATTGCGGAGGCGGCAGCTCAAGATGCCAAAGATGCCGCAAATAGTTTGGCAAAAAGAGATGATGCATTTGGAAAATTTTCCAATGTTTCGGACCTCCTGACGGGAGGTGCATTCACACAGGTTGTGGATGGAGTGTCTAATTCAATAGATTTAATTTTTGGATCAGAAAGCGGAGCAAGGCTCGGCAGGCCCGGAGTCTTCAAAACCATACCTAGCTTGGCAGCCTTTGCAACTAACGTTGATATGTATTATCAGGGAGAATTTTTTAGGGGATATTTTTCAAATTTTACAACAACAGAACTAGCTACTCAACCTGGGCTTTTTGATTATTCTTTCGGCTTTACCGTTACAAGGAGAACCGGAGAGAGAACTAACTTTATGCCATGGCATAGAAGTCCAGTTAATCATGATCAGGAAGCAAGTATGAGCCTAGGAACAACAGAGTCAAAGGGGCAATCTCCGGGAAGTGATGAGCTATCATTTCCGGTGATAGACTCTGGGAATAATATAGGAAATCCTAGGCTAGTTGTGAATCGAAATAACTCAATAGGGCCTTCTGGAAATACTTCATCATCGTTCGATGATGAGGCTCAAGTAGAAGAGGATCCAAATTCTGTCCCAATCAAAAGAAGGAATTCTTTCTAGAATAGAATTAGTAACATATAAGTATGCCCAGAAACACTCTAAAGAGAAATATATCGAGCGCTCTCCTTAAGGCTACGTCCGATATAATCGGAGGTTCTCATCCGGCTCATGTCGAACTTGGTGGTGGTACCGGAAATCAACCATCACTAGTAAACTCTGGAGCTTCAATCTTCTTGAATCAAGATCATTCGGTATCTATAACTCCTGATACGAGAAATATTGTAACGATGTCTCCAGACGCAGTTATTCTGGTTAAGAAGAAAGCTTTCTCTTCATTTGGCGGGATTAATGACATAAGGTTTATTGATAAAACAGAAAAGATGCTACTAAAAGCTACTAAGGCGCTCTTTGCATTTAAGGTTCAGCAGATTCGAGCCTATGAGAGCTTGACTAAGTTTGAAAATTTCTTTTCTGATAATCATATGTATAGCGTAAACCTGCTATCCTCTCTTCTGAAAGAAGGATCTTTTCTAAATGTGGATAAGCTTGGAAAAACAAAAGAAGAATATGTAACTGAGAAGCTAGAGGTATGGCTAGATAAAGATATGTCTGCTGCATCGTTTGATACTACTACTCAAAATTTTGATGAATTTTCCAGTGGCAGTGAATCGCAAGCAACATTTGATCTGGCAACTAGAACATTTATAGTTAATTCTGGTGAAAGAAGATCTATTGCGAATAGAGAATATTTAAAAAATATACCATCTTCTCAGGCTCGCGAAATATTATCAAAGAAAAGAGTTGAGTTTGGAGCCGAATATGACGGACTAACGACACCCGAAGATCCTATTGGTGATTTCTTTGATGACTTTGGAAGCTTGGTATCTTATGGTTCTGCCGTTGAAGAATATGACAAGGTAAATGCCGATATAGCATCTGTCCTTAGGAGAAATGCGTTCTCCACTGATAATAATCTAACAACATGGATTGTTGATCCAGATAATCCGGAGAATCAGATTATTGGGCCGGGTACCGGAGTAATCGAGCTAGCCTTGTTTAGCGATTTTTCCACAAGTGTTAGCTATGACTCAAATCCCTCTACTGCAAGTTTCAATTTGGTATATCCATACAAGATCGGAGTAATCCTAGAGGACGACATAGAATGCGCGATTCAAGAAGCACTACATGGGTCTGTTGGAATTCTCGCAGAACTATTAAGTGGCGGGCTCGGGTCAGAGGGAATGTCCGGAAATCTTCCACAACTTGATGCATCATCTGCAATATCATCAGTTATAGAATTGGCAGGAGCGGGCTCTGCAGACGATTCTTTAGATATAGATTATATCAGAAATAGGTTAAGAGAATTTTATTTAGGTAAAAACTTCATAAATGCATCAGATCCTGTTCATTTTTACATAAGGGGAAACAGAACTCTTACCGACTATACTGATTCTGGGTCAGCGTACCCAGAGGAGGCGAGCGAGTCACCGTTTGATGGTGAGTTCTTAGATATAGATAATTCTATTCTTAAGGCAGAATATCAGCTTTACACAAATCAGGATATTTCCATAGAACAATATAAAAAGCTTAGAAAGAATCAAGATAATTCATTCGGGATGATCCACGTTTTTGGTGGATATGTACTTTCTTTGTCAGAAACATATTCTGGCGGATTCCACTCTCTTAGCGTATCTTGTACAGATAATATGTCTTGGCTCAAGTGGAGCCAGTTTGCCATTCGGCCAGCGCTAGCAGACCCAAAGGGAATTCTCGAAGATCCATTAACTCCATATGATTTTAGCAGAGATGATCAGGGGGCTATAATTCCCGGATCAAGAGAGCTTTTGCATGAGAATAAACAGCTACTACAAACTGGAATGCTTAGCTACGATTCTGGACTATTTGCCGGACAAAATGCATCAGAAGGAAATTTACTACAGGGTCAGTATAACGGAATTGGATCGCTCAGTGGCAAGAAGATTTTACAGCATCCAAGTGGATTTGTTTATAGATGGAAGTCTGGAATAATAACGGCTACTGCCGGATTCCAGGCTGCAGATGCTACTGGAGAATCACAAGATAATATTAACCACAGTGAAGTAAATCAAGTAACTGTCACAGATAATGTTTTAAATAATTTAGATATCCCAAACATATTAAGCATTTTGATTGTTGGACAGCCATATAACATAGAAAGCTTTATTGAGCAGGCGTTTGCAGCACATAATAAGAGAGATAAGTCATCAAGACTCAGTCCCCTTGATCCGTTAACCGGAGTTCTAAATACTATTCGAAAACAAAATAATTATTATGGAAATTTTCAGCCGTATCGAATGTTAACAATGAACTCAGCAAGCACCGAGCAGGCATTTAATAATGCCAGTGCAAGAGACTTGGCCAACAATAATGTTAAGGAGCTGCAGAAAAGAAAGAGGGTTCTAAGGAGAAAAATTGCAGATATAAAAAAGAGCCCATCAAGAATCTCTCCAATAAATGCCTTTGTATCTACACTACAATCGGAAATAGAAACAATTGATAATGCCATTAGAAATCAAATTAAAATAGGTACTACGTCAGGTAACGCTTTAACATCTGAGGATCAAGTTGGAATTCAAATTAGTTTATCAGGAGCGGTAAACCTTCCTGTGTCTGGAGATGCAGAGGAAAACAATGATGTGACTAGAGCTATGATGCTTGTTGGGGCTCAGAGGAAAATAGAAGATGTTAGGCTTAACCGAGATAGAAACCTCTTAATAGTTTCTGACCAGTATGACTCAGCGGATATTAAGCCATTTATTTTGGCTTTAAACACAGGCGGCTGGAAGCTGTTTGATGGAGAGTTCAAGAACTCATGGCAGTTGTGCAGCGAAGCTTCTGGTTATTTAGATCTTGAGTTCTTTGCGAACTCCCAGGGTCACTTGGAATTTAGGCCACCGCCGTGGAACAGGGTTCCATTAAGTGTTCTTAAGGAATCAATTAGAATTCAAAAGAAAGAGAATAAGAGCATTATTCCTAGCTTTATAACAGACTTATTTCAAACAAGAATAGAAGGAATGTATCTCCAGATACATACGTATAATCTAAAAATAGTTCTTATATCATTGCTTTTAGGACAATATCCTGATAAAAATCTTATTCCAAATATGAATCTTAGCGGAGCAGATTCTCTTCCGTTTTTTGGAGTTGTTATAAATCATAGTAACACTCCCGGTGAGGAGCCTAGCAGCTCCGCTCAAACAAAATTTTTAGGATTATTTCAAACAAATATAACATCTACTGATCCACTCAGATCGGTAAGGCAGGCGGAAAATAGTCTAGATTTATCTGCAAGCTTTCAGCATAAGGGAGATGTCTTAGGGGGAAATACTGATAAATTATTGGGCGTCTTTGATCAAATTATTCAAGAGCAATCAAGCGTAATAAGCGATCTGCAGACTCCAGCGGGAGGGTCTACCGGATCACAAGGCGAGGGCGAAGCCCCTGCGACGAACTTTACGGCTTCTGACTTAAATAATATTAGAAATACATTCAAAAGGCAATTCGGTCGCGACCCGGCAAATGGATTGCACATAGAGTCCGAGTTTAATGATAAGAATTTTGTTTACAAAATAACAGATGAAGATTCGAGAGACAAGGCTATCTTCGCAGGCTCTAGTGGGCTAATAAGTACGTTAGAAAAGACAATATCAGATCGAGATAGTCTCGTTTCAATGCTTCAGGCAAATCTAGCTAAAGAAGAAGAGCTTAAGGAGATAGAGACTATTCTTCGAACTGGAGAAGAGTCAGACGGGATAGAGCTAAATATAAATGATAAAGTTGTAGACTTTTTAGAAAGAAGTGCAAACGCCCTACAGACAAGATCTGACATCTTGACTGGCAAAATGGCAGAAGGATCCTTATATGATCACTTAATTGAGGATGACACGAGAAACCTCTTAGGGCAGGGTTCTGGAAAAAGGTTCATATTGAAAGATGAGCATATTCTTAATTCCACCTTTCAGGAGAATCCTCCCAATTTCACCAGATTAGACATAAAGGGTGACGCCCCACTCGGCTTCGGCGCAAATATAAATCGCGGACTTGAGGATCTTTACTTCTGGGCTGGAGCAACAGATTTTGACCTATGGAGACAGTACGGCTACCAGGCGCACCAGCTATCTCTTCCGTTTATAAGTGATTCTAATGGTCAGGCGAAACCGTATGCAATTTTGAAGCTTGGAATGGAGAAGCTATCGATAAATACCGGAACAGTTACTATCGCCGGAAATGAGTTCTATCAGCCTGGAGATACCGTTTATATTCCAAGCAAAGGCTTGTTATATTACGTGAAAAGTGTCGCCCACACTTTTAACTTTGGCAGTTCATTTACTACAGATTTAACCGTTGAATATGGTCACCCCGTCGGAGGCTACATACCCGGCCCGCTAGATGTTATTGGCCAGCAACTGGTATCTAGCTTTTTAGATGACCCAACGCTAATCTATAGATCAAGCGAAACTGATGATAATTATCGACCACTCAATCCAGACTCAACATTAGTATTCCCGTCAGATGATGCGTCTTTAGCTAGCCTCCTGTCATTCAAAGATAATCAGATTAGATTCACCAATATGATGCTAGATTTAATCGGAAGTCTTTCCGGGTCAAGGTACCTCTTGATAAGAGGCTTTGCACTAGACGAAGATGATGAAGAAGGGATTGAGAGCGCTCAAGGTAAGATGGCAAAGATAAGGGAGCTATTTGAGCGACCCTCCCAGATATCTCAGAAGAATCCGCTATTAGGTGGAGCCGGAAAAAATACCCTAAAGCCATTGACCCTGCCCAACAGTCAGCCGGTTCGGAGTGTTCCTGCGAATAAAATTATTGAGCAAGTTTCATACTTCAAGAAAACAGATAAAAATCAAATTGGAGAAATCAAGTGTTTGGACAGAAGAATTCTGTCTGCCCTAAAGCATGATGAAAGTATTAGCTCGCTGACCGATGATCAGGCATCTGGTATTTTTCCGAAGGGCGGCCCAAGCCAAGCCGGCTGGCTTGATATACGAACAGAGGTAGTTGGAGCTGCATCGAGGGGTTATAAATCAGGCATAATAGAGATAGGGATAGTTGATATTCCGTCAGGCCTTCTCAGTAAGGAGGTTACTTAAATGAAAGTAGGCGTGGATAGCGTAAAGAATCAGCTCCAAAAATATAAAGTAAAAGAAGGCAGAATAATAAAGGTTGATAAAAATACTGGAGATTTGCATGTAGTAACTGATTTAACGGATATTAAGGATCCAATAATAATTCCTCCAGTTTACTATGGAGGAACAGGCAGCGCAGGAATTTATCAGCATCCAGACATTGGTGATACTGTTATTTATTCTAGAGTTTTTCCAGGCGGGAAGGGGATATTCCAGGCATTAAGAATTATTCCTAAAGCAGATAGAGATAACTCCGAATCAAGAGCGCCTTCGAGAAATACTTTAGCAGGAAGATCCAACTATCCAACAAAGGGATTGGTGCCGGGAGAGCTTAAGGCCGTAGGCGCTGGTGGCGGGGAACTGTATTTATTTGGCGGAGACGGAGCTATTGCTGGAATTTTTCTTGGGAACGAACATTCTAGTGGATTATTTATATCTAAAGCAAATTCCGTAAAAACAAATACGGCATTAGTATCCGACTCTATGCAGCTGGTTAGTTCGGCCCACAGAATTACGTCAAGAGACGCAATTAGAATTCCATCTGGATTCACTCAAAAAAGCGGAATTGCAGATATTGGCAATGATTTAAAAACATATAATTTAGACTACGGAATGGTAAGGGGAATATATCCGGGGTTTAGAGCTGCAAGATCAAGTATTTTTGGAGATAAAAGAAATCCTGCTCTATCTGAGTACAGAATTGTTATTAATGAGATTTCTGAATCTGATTACTTTAGAGGCTGGGATGTTGAATCTGGAGAAATTGACTCAATAAATGTATCTAAATTTTCAAATAACAAAGAAACAAGAGCTATTTCTCAAGAGAATGCTTTACATTTAGCGCCTCACCAGCTTATAGAGATTATTGCAGGAAACGTTATCAACTCAAGAGGAGAGCTATTAGATCCAAATTATGGCCGAGTTGTTATTGGTAATGCTGGTGGTCGGGCCGATGAATCAGACATTCGATTGGAATATGAGAAGGGCCGGCTCCAGTCTCGCAGAGGAATGGGATATCATTTCCAGCTATCAACAAACAGCCTGTCCAATGAGGTATCTAATAATGAAAGTAATTTCATTTTTTCCATTGATAAAGAGGGGGCTTTAAAGGCGAACATCCCTGCGACATCAGATACTGGAAATATTTTTTATCCAAACTTTGCTGAGTTTTATTCTGATTCTTCTGAGAAGATAGAAACAACATATAACTTTAGAAAAAAAGAAAAAATTCCAATAACACTAAGGGATGCTGAGAGCGGAATTCTTATTCCGTCTGAATCTGCCGTAGATCTCGTTCTTTCTGAGGGAGAAGGCGTAACTAGATTTACAGGAATTAGACACTCAAATGATGATAGTTACTTCCAGGGATTAGAACAAACCGCTGAGCAGCCTGAAAATATTCGAATAAACCCAACAAAACATCATAATATTTATGCTGCTGCTGAGATGCTGATAGCAAACACCATTAATAGCGTTTTGATTCCATTTCAAAACACAGCATGCGTAGGGTTTATTCCGGGAAACTCTATAAATAAATCTTTTGAAAGAAGCTCTGAGGCACTTGATTTAAATGGGGAAGATTCAGCTCAAGTAACTTATATGGCAGCAGTAGGAGTCTCTCCGGGCAGTCCAGCTATTGATCCGGGCGGTGGAGTTTTGGTGGCTGGAAAAGATCTTACTCTTGACTTTGATGAAAATGATAATAGAGCAAATTATCAGTATACTAACTCATTCGCGGTAAGTAAGAATGATGATGGAGATGTCGTATCAACAACCAATGTTGACGAGTCTGGAGAGAGCAGGAAAGCTTCTGGCGGAAAGAGCGCAAATCTAAATTTTGAAGGAGCAATTGAGGCATCTGTTGGAGCGGATCATAATGATATGAAAAGTATTATATTAGATACCGCAGGAAGCATGATTGCTTGGTTTGGAAAAGATAAGAATAATAGAAGTTTAATTCTACAAACAGATGGAGATGCCCTCATAAATGTTGGAGGAACAAATGGTGATAAATTTAATGAAGGAAGATTTGAATTAAGAGTAAATGTTAATCACAAGGGATTTCTCGGAGAAGAAGCCGAAGAGACTAACGCATCAGATTATATAATCTCCATAAGTAAAAATGGGCTTGTAATTGCTGGCATGAATACTGGCAGCCCTATGATTATAAGAAATGACGGAGATATCTGCCTAGAAAGTACTTCTAAGCTGATTTTAGCCGGACAGAGTGTTGAGGTAAGAGAAGGAAATCAGTCTCCCAGAAAGACCTATAAGGATCCAATATCTATAGACACCCCTACTGCAACAATAGAGGGAGTTTTGGCTCAGGCTCACTGCTTATTTGATTACCTTGAATAATATTATTATTCAAGGTAATATGTTAATATCTGGAGCTATATAGATGGCTAATTCTTCAAAGATTTTATTAGATCTAATCGGACCCATAAATACGGACGAAGATTTCTCTAAAGTCAAGGTAAACTGCATAGAGGAAGACGAATCAACTAGCCGTGCCGGCCTAGAAGGCGCTGGCTATGAGGTTCTATTTCCGGAGGCTTCAAGTGCCGGCAGTGGCGACTTTGATGTCGTTCCGCTTATTGGCGGCTCTATAGTCAAGATAGCTTTTAAGGGCACGGATATCAGGCCTCTTAGTGCCGATAAGCTTGGTCGTTATAATCTTCCAATAAAAGAGCTTGCTACATTTGCTAAAAATAAAATTGAACAAATATCTGATAGTGATTCTCAGAAAATTTCTGAGCTTGTAAACGCAAGAGTAAAAATAAATAGAGCCCTCCAGAATATGCCGAATATAACCACTGGACTTCACTCTAGTGGCTTACCAAGTTTGTATATGAGCAGCCTTAGAAGCTCACTATCAAGCGTTGATTCGGTTAACAGCGAGGTAGAAAGTAAGAACAAAAAAAGAATAAGATTAAGTTCTGTATCTAAAATTGGTGGATTTAAATTCATTCCAATTGAAAAAATAAAGTCTATTTTGGAGGCATTAACTCAGGAGCTTAGCAATCCTATTTTTGGATTAAAAAATTATGTTGGAATTTCCGGAGTAACATTTGGTGAACTAACTGGATTCTTATCAGATATTGATATAGATAACATAACTGACGAAAGAATATCTCAAATCTTGTTGGAGCTTTTTCCAATTTTTCATATAAAAGAAGATTTTATAGAAAGCAGCAAATCTCAAGGAGTAATAGGATACTATACCGAAGTAAATGGATCTTTATACATAAAGACTCCAGATTTATCAGGAAGAAATAGCTCAGGAGTTATTAATCTAGAAGGCACATCAGATGATGAAAATTTATTCTTTTGCTTTGAGCTTATAAATAAGCAGAGCAAGGATTATAAGGCAATAGTTTTTGACCATGCTTTTCCTCCAGATATCGAAGTAATTGACGCAGATCTAACATATCCATCAGATGAAAGTGATATATTTTTAACTATCTCTGAAGAAGGACACGATTCTTCATATAAATATTTCTTATCACCAATAATTGCTCCGCAACAATTAGTTAATCTGCCGGTCGGATTTGTCGAAGCAGATGACGCTCTGGAGATGTTTACGGCCCCAGTTCTTACAAAGCCTTACTTCAAGAATTCTTTGAGGGCCATTGTTGATCCTGAGGTTATTGCTAATCCTGGTGCCAAACCCAAAGACCAAGAAACAAAACTAAAAAGATTAATGAAAAGCCTTGATGATTATAAGAAAGATTCTTTTTCTACAAGGATATATGCGGGAGATGTAATATTAGGTAGCTTATACGACCATAAAGACGTTGGTATTCCACTTTCTGTTTCTGCGGAACTAATCGGAGCAACAAGCTCAACAGATTTGTTAGGAGAAATGAATAGACCAGAAATGGTTCTTGGCTCACGAGATTTTTCAAAAGAAACTTATTTACTGAATGATCAGCGATGGTTTAATCAGAAGATTTGTTCCGCAAGATCATTTGCTGCATTTGTTTGTCCAAATATTTTAACAGATATAGGCCAAATTCCGGCAAATTGGATAGCTCTAGGCTCGCCGGCCCTCGGAGAGGAGGGAATTACCCTGAAGATACCATTTGGAGAAAATAATGCAGGCGTTAGTCTGTATAATCCGGGAATAGTATCTTCATTTGCTCTTTACGCCGTAGATAAATATGGGCAAATAATTCGAGTTTCCGGGGAAAACATAAAGATTAATCCGCAGTCTTTTATTATTAGCTCCCTTACTCCAGACGGATTTCTGGAAGATGGAACAGTCCTTCATAAGAATTCTGATATAGAAAATCTAACAATAGAGCTGACAGAGCCTATTAGCTCTGGCTCTATATACTTATATGAAGCAATATCAGAAACCGAACCCGGTAATGGAATTTTATTTGATGCAGATGGAATAACTATTTCATACCAGAGCCAGCAGCTCAGCCTAAGCTCAAGCGATTCTGATAGTTTAATTAAAAATCTATTTGGAACAAGAACTGGTAAATTTTTTATACAAATTGTATTAGATACGGGGATAACAAGCGATTTTATTTTAATAAATATTGAGTCAGAAGGAACTGTCATAGGAGATGTTCCATCGGCTCCTGACCCAAGAATTACCTTCAAAGATCCAAATCTTTTGAAGGCCCCAAGATTTGGCAGAGAAATAGATTCTATTCCATTATTGATGGACGATAAAACAAATGCAGAAATTATATTGAGATATGATAAGCCAGTTTTTAAAAAAGGACTTGAATTATATGCCTATATAGGTGTTCTGAATAATCAGGAAAATAATGATATTTTAAAAGAAGATATTGGATGGCCAACTACGGTTACCAAGTCTTCTTCTCCGCTTGTTTATACGCTTCTTGACACTCCTGATCATACTAGTCTTATAATCCCTACAGGACTTGAGTATGAGTTAGGCTCTGAATATTTTTCAAGAATAAATAATGGTACCAACAGAAGGGTTAAGTTAAAATTTCCTGGGCCAGGATCAAAATTAAATTTAAGCAGATTTAATCAACTTACTTATAGCGGTGGAAATTATAGAGCTTATATAATTCTTAGTAATTCCAAAATTACTGATGCAACGCCTATCTTGCAGAAGCCTAATTACGCCATAATTCCTATTGGCTCAAAAAAGGGAGAGGAAGATAAGCCTGCATTCATTAATCCTCCACATATTACCGGACTAGCAATACGAGTGTCTGGTGCTGGGATCGGAACCGATCAATCTTTTTCTAATATAAGTAAGGCTGGAGTTGATAGCTGCGGAAAATATATAGACTGGCTAGATTCAACCCAAGGCGGTCCAATAGCGTATCAAGCAGAGCTAAAAACTAATAACAAAATAGAACGGTTGGCAGTTATATTTAATGGTCCCCCCGACGAGCCAAGAAAATCTAGATCATATAGCTTTACCATAGGTTCCGGATCAAGTGCTAAGAAGATTACTAAATATCGTTTTGGATTCGTTAAAGGCGAATCCGAAAAGCTTGTGGCAAACTTTCACAATATAACTGGTATAACGGATACCGGATATCTTGATGTTGTTGTAACCAAAAAAGATAAAAGATTTAACGTTACTTATGACTCTACAGTATATAATCGTCTAACTGTAAGCTTTTCAGGAAGTGGTGAGGTAATAGACGATTCTATTGTTAAAAATGATCCATCTATTAGTGAGGATGCCATGATTTTGGCATCTGAAGAAAATAAACTTATACCGTATATTTTTTATGATCAAATATCTCCATATCCAAATATTTTCCCAGCTAATCTTGGGCTATCATCAATTCCGATCCAAACAGATCCTGGGAAATGGGCATTTACTCCTACGACTTCTTTTCTAAGGTTCCCAAGCCCAATAAAAATTTACCCAAGTGTTGATTTAATATTTGGAAGTGAAATAGATGGAAAGACTTATGGGATGTTTTTATCCGACTCTGACGCTAATCCCAGTAAAGAGAATAGTCATGGAGAAATAGTAAAGATAAATATATTAGGTGATTCTGAGGCTCAGATTCCACTTTCGGAAGTTCAGGCCGGAATCGATAGAGTTAAAGAGCAGGGAGAGGAGCAGTTAGCGAATCTGGATAGACAGAAGGCTGCTCTCGAATCAGAGAAAGAGGGAGCAACAGAAGGCGAAGTTAGCGATATTGACGGAAAGATTCAAGAAATAGAAGAAAAACAGGCTGACTACAATCAGGCGCTCACAACTGCCGACGCAGCTTCTGCTAGCGCCACAGAGGCTTCCGATGCGGCTGAAAGTGCAGATCCATCTAGTGCGGCTGCAAGTGCCGCAGGAGCCGCCACGGGCGCTGCCGCAGATGCCTTAGGACTGCTGGAGGACGGACTTGCCCTCATACAATCTCTGACCGACAAACTGTCGAGTCTGACACAGTTGGCTTCTCAGGCTGCTGATGGTTTGGTGCAGAGTGCTTCAGCTATGGAGCCGAGGGCTAGCGATTTCACCAGAACAAATATTGATAATATTTATATTGACAAAGATTCCTTAATTCCAACATCATTTATACAACAGACTGATGATAATACTGAGTTCAAATTAACCTTAACATTTAGATTCGGACAAACATCAGCAATAAAATTTAATGTTCCAGAAATTATAGAAATAGAAGATGATGGAGGCGCTCGCTATTCTGCCAATGGGGATCTGAAGTTTTCTGATTTTAGACTGAAATCCAATAAGGCTTTCTTCATTATTGCCAGCGGAGCAACAAGGGATACAAAGGTTGAATTAGGCGGCAGAAGATTAAAAATACTTGGCTTTAAATTAGTTGGCATTAATCAACGATTCAAAGTTAGGGCTCCAGACCTTGGTTTGTCGCTATATGGCGCTGATAACTGCATCTCAATAGCGTTAACAAATTCTAGCGAAAAGCATATGCAGATCGCAAGGCAGCTTGGAAATGATATAGCAATAGATCTGGAGGATAAGATCGAGAGTAGCATTTCTGGCGGAGCCAGAAGCAAAAGAGGCTCCCCTTCTGATCTTAAGGAAAAGCTAGAAGAAAGATATCTGAAGTTTATGTCGGTAACTTTGGACAAGGCAAATGTTCCAAAGGAGCAGATTCAAAGTTTCTGTGATATGTCCTTCCACCTGACTGCAGAGCTGACTATGCAGCTGCGAAATTTCAAGGTTTTGTTAGTTCCGATAAAGGTTATCTTCTGCATTATAGATGTAATTTGCGCTTTGTTAAATCCGATTGCGCTGGTATTTGCAATAATAAGACTCTTCCTTTGTCTGTATGATCTAATTTTGTTGCTTCCTCAGCTGGCCGTTCCCGCTATGGCGCTAGCATTGGTCTTGCATGTTGTTGAGCTTCTCCTGTGTATCATAATAAAGGTTCTTGGAATTATAAACGCTATTAACGAAATCTCGACTGCACTACAGAACGCAATAGAGCAGAAGAACTATCCTGCTATTATAGCTTTAGAAGAAACAATTGCTGAGCACTTAGCGAGCCTTGAGGCCGACCTAACTGTTCTTGACCCGATTCTTAACGTTTTAGCTCTATTCTTAGAGCTACTAAGTTTAACCTTCGCATTCCCATGTCAGATCAAAACAGACGCCGATGAAGAGGCCTGTATAGATCCATCTCAATTGGCCGGATTAATCATGAGCAAGGTTGTTCCGGCCGGAAGAATAGTTCCGGATGCGCTTCTCCCTATGGCTCAAACGTACACTACTCTTCCGGTTGATGACGTAGGTTCGGCAGGAAATACACCTCCAGCGATTTTTGATTTTGGAAGCATTTTATCGGAAGTATCAGAGCAAGCTTCCGGTGTTGAAATTGTATCTGACAATACCGGATTTGGCGGAAGGCCTTTGCCCGGCATAAGGAGCAGTCTGACGGGAGACAATATTTTAATTGAAGAGGGAGGCTTTTTCGAGGGAGACTTAGACGGAAACGGAGAGCATGATAACGTTAATTACCAAAGCCTAAGGTTTAATGGAGGGAGCTTTGAAGGAACTTTTGGACTTTCGTTTTCAAGATCAACAAAGGAGTTCGCAATCTTCACAGGACCTGACCCGAGAATGGTTTGGTTTGAATTTAATGAGAGTGGGAAAACTGCTCCGCATGCCTTTATTCCATTTTTCGCTCCATTTTTCGACAAAAAGACTATAGATAATTTGCAAACATTGGATTCTCCTCCTAGCTTTTTGAAGCCAGACGGCAACTCCCTGAAGATAGCAGGAGATATGGATGACATAGGCTTTGTCTCTCCAATCGATGGGGCGTCCGACAAAGATACAACTGGAGGATTCTTTCTAGAACGAGGGGCCGATTTAAATGGAGCTAGAACCTACCAGCCTAAGCCTCTAACTGTAACATTTGAACTTCAAGAGCCTGGGGTAAACCCTGATACTTTATCTGCCGAATTTACTCCGGTTGAAGTGACCAAGACATTCGGATCAATCCCGATGATCGCCTTGATAGATGACGAGTTTAATATCTATTTTGTCGAAGAACCCGGTACTGGTCAGGGGGGAATTATAGTTGAGGATGTGAACGGAGTTCCGGCAATAACCGCTATTCACGCAAAAATGATGAACTTTCCAACTGCGCCCAAGAAAGCTTTTGCGGTAGAGGGCCGAGAAATATACCTGTCATTTGCAGAGCTGAATCCCGATCCTGCTTCAATCCAGGCCGCCTCTCTTGAGGCTCTTGAGAATGATCATGAAATTAATGCTGGAGAGATACTAATTTGGCAGCAAGCCAATTATAATGCAATTGCAGACAGTGCTGATCAGCCTTTTGAATTTTTTGCAGATGGAACTGCTGTGGGCGACTATAATTATGTTGGAGGTTCACCCGAAGACATTGACGCCATAACAAGGGCTGCCAATACGATTAATGTCTTTGACTTTCCGACTCTATATATTGTGGACATGCGCCAATTAGCCGATGATATTGCCGCAGCATGCGGAGCATCTGGCCCGACAGAGCTGCTTCTTGATCTGCCGGGGTTCACAGACACAGAGACAATAGAGGATAGCATAACAACTCTCTCTGAGTGTACTCAGGCTTTCTTGGATTACTTTAGTAGCACGATAGAAGATTTAAATGGAGTTCCAGTTGGAATAATTCCCAAAGTAAGAAGCTTCTTGGAGCTTGGCAATGTGCCAGAGCAGATATCAGTTCGCGATGTTATTGACCAATATAACATACTTAAAGATTGCTACGAAGGTGAAATTGATAATATCTGTGGATTTGTGATTAACCCATTAAATACATCTTTCAAGTTACTAAATGACGAAGACGAAACTCCTCTTACGGATTTTATAGATCCAGAGCAAGAGGGTTTGGCAAATCTGATTAATTTTGATATTGTTGATGAGCTTGAATTTGATGAAGAGCTAGACGGATTCCCGAAAATTACCGGAGCAATGGAGTATGCATCTGGAGTTGGAGATTCTGCGATTGTAACAGTAGGCAGTAAGGCTGTTATAAACATAACCCCAAGAGACTGCTATGATGACGTATTATCTCCGGCTTTAGATCTAACAGATTCCATTAAGATAGATTTTCTAAGGGATGATACAGGAGGGGCAAAATTAGCATCTCCATCTGAAGGAAATGAGGCAAGTATATTCGAAAAAAATGGAGGAGAATATACGTTTGCGATTACAGCTCCAGCCGCAGGAATTGTTAAGGTTAGAGCAACTGTTTGCTCAACAGTTATTCAGGCTGTTACAGATAGGGGTATAATAATCCCAGAAACAGATGAACTGGAAGCAAAAGTAGATTGTGTTGATGATTCTGCGATATCAATAGCTGAGGCAGAAGAAGTTTTCGCGCCCGGAGCGCTAACTAAAGTGGATCGAATATTGACAATTCTGTTTGCAAAAGGAATAGACTCATCTTCATCTGGAGATAAGGACAGAGAGAACAGTGCCAAGTCTTCTAAGCCAACTCCACAAACATTTGGAACAAAATTAGAGAATTAAAATGGCAGATATTTTAAATAAAGTTAATAAGAATTTGAAGAAAGATTCTTTTCTTGGAATAGCGTTAAGCAAGGCGCTTGCCACCCTAAAGTATAAATATCAAGTAGATTCATTTTTAAGTAATATAAGTGGCGAAGAATATGTAAAGATGTTTGCTGAAATTAATGAAAATTTTAGCTCTTTATTCGCTGATCTTAGAAGGATTAGATCTTCGTTTCTTCCATTTGAATTAGTAAAAGAAATTCCAGACCAAGAAGGAAATAATTTAAGCTTTGAGGAGATTGTAGATTCCGAGGCTGTTTTGGAGTCATATGAGAATGCGTTCTTCAGAATGCTTGGGATGCCATCTTCCGCCGATATTGATGAAGACGCAAAACTTACTTATATGACCTCTGATGGAGTTAGGCATAATGATGGATTAAATAAAGATCGATATACTGCGGTAGTTCTTGACACAAGACAGCTTGGGCGAGAGAGTAGGCCGACAGTATATGGTGATGAGATTTTTGATCTAATAGGCAATCGTAACCCAATTGCTGATTTGGAAGAAATAGGATTTGAGAAAACTGAAGAATTATCAAGTATTCTCGAAACTTTATCCGCCTTAAAGGGAGTAGGCGATTCAACATCAGAGGAAGCCAAAGAGTTGGCCCGGAAAGTAGTAAGCGATGTCTCTTCGGAAATTTCTGAGGACTCAGAAGAGATAGATGCGTCGAGAACAAGATTATTTAATTTATCAGGACTTTTTGGACCTGGGCAAACGGCCAATGCTGCTACGGATAGAAATTTGCTCGCTATGCTCACTGAGGCTCTTTTTCTATTAGAGCCATCAATTAATGTTCAGAATACTTCAACTTTATTTAAGGAATATGTATTGAAGGTACCAGATCAATCAGTAAGACGATTAGATTTAGCTAATAATTTTTGGAAATATTCCTACTTATTGTTTCCGCCAGTACAGGACGAGCGGATTGCGAAATGTATTAATGAAACAAGAAAAATAGTTGCTGAACCATTTCTTCCAAATAGTTTAAGAACCATTAATACGCATAGGATGCGCCCAACTCTCTTAGAAGCAATAATAAGAATTAGACTAGATGTAATTTCCGGAACTAACGAAACATACTCTGATAGCGCATCTCAGCCTCCAACTTCAGTTAGCTCTATTCAAAAGGATATAACGTTCAAAGGTGTCATGTCTCAGCTTGGATTATTGGAATCACTGCTTATAGCCAGACTATTTACCGCATTATATGGTTTAGCATTAGATATTAGAGAAAAAGTTGCCTCAATGAATATTGTGCAGGAAAGAACAAAGAGAATTCCAACTAAAGCTGAAGAAGATGATCCTGAGAATGTTGCTTCAGAGACAAAACAGGTTAAGTCTGATCCAGAATTAGATAAATATAATTTAATAAAAACAGTAGAAGATTCAATTCTTCTTCTGCTAGGAGATAATACATCATTTGATACCATTGACCTTCAGGAGGGTACAGCTAGATCATCTTCCGTTAAAGATGCTCATCTAATGGGCGCAGTTCTATCTTCTATAGATATTCCAAGAAGATGGGCTGAATCAAAGATTTCAGAAGTAAATACCAAAAAAGATGAAATAGCGAAAAAAGCCGATCCAGATAGGGCCGCTATTGGTGCAGATTTAGGAGTAGCAAAAGGCGTCGGGTCTATAGACGTTCTCGCTTTTACGATAGCTTTGTTTTCTGTTCCAGAAGATATATTACTATCCCTACTTACGGACAAGCAATTTGATTATATGAAGGCAGAGTTTTCAGATGGATTTTTTGATGATTATTCTTTGGAGTTCAGCATGGCGAATGCTGTTGAGAAGGTATCCGAAGCAGCATATGAGGCGTACGAGCTTGTTCGACTGATTATTTCTACGCAAGAAACTGCCGTATTCATGTACGACGACTAATATTTAGTAGATATTTGCCTTCTTCCTCATTTCAATATTTCTATTATTTTTATAACAAAATAGGGAACTACAAGGAAGTAATATGTCTTTTGATTTAAGATTAGAAAATGGAGATTTGAAAATAAACACAGATGGGACTGTTTCATCTGTTACTGGGAACTCAAAGTTAAGACAGGATATATTAAAAATTCTCTTAACTGACCTGGGAGACAACAAATTTCATCCAAAATATGGAAGTCATGTTGGAAAGCTTCAGGTTGGATCCCACGCTGATGACAAGCTTATATCATTAGATATAACATCTTCTGCTAGATCGGCAATAAGAAATCTAATGTCTCTACAGCGGGCGCAAGCAAGAAGGCAGTCGCTTAGCCCAGGAGAGATTATAATAGATATTTTAAATCTGGAGGTTACAAGAGATAAGGTTGATCCAAGATTGTATAATATATTTGTTTCTGTATTAACTCAAGAATTAGACAGAGTAGAAAGCTCTGTTACAGTAAGAATAGCTTAGGGGAAAGAATGGCGACTTTTAGATCATTTAGCGAAATAGTATCCACGATGATTCAGAGATTAGGGTTTTCACAGCCAAGCCTTGATACCAAGCCCGGATCTGTATCTAGAGATCTTTTCGTAGATCTTCCGGCTGACGAAATATCAAGATTATATTCGGCATTGAATTTAGTTTCAGAAAAACAATCTTTGGCAACAACATCTGGTAGGGACTTGGAACGTTTGGCGGCTAACTTCGGAGTTTCAAAGAGTACCGGATCTTCAGCAAGTGGCATTCTCATTTTTGGAACCAATAGTTTGGTTGCTGATATACCAATTCCAAATGGAACATTAAATACATCAAGAGGCGGAATAGGATTTCGGACGATAGGAAACTATGTAATGTCTGCGGCTGATAAAAATCGTTTAGCTGCGAATGCGAATAGACTCAGAAAGGCTTTAAATATTGCCGGATTAAATAGCACATATGCAATAGAAGTTCCTATTCAAGCCGTTAGGCCGGGAACATCTGGCAATGTTGCGTCTTTGCAGATAATAAAAACAAACCTACAAAATGCTGTTTCTGTTATAAATTTAACGTCAACTATTGGTGGCTCGAATAATGAGAGTGATGATTCGTTTAGATCACGAATTTTAGCTATATTCAGTGGCGCTAATATTGGAACTTCAGCAGGATATAGAAATTCAATTCTAGGCGTTAATGGTGTCTTAGATGCGTTAGTTGTTGAGCCCGGAAACTCTCTAATGTTAAGAGATGGAACAGAAACCTTAGAACTTGATGATGGTACTAGCAGAATTCTAAGCTCAGGAACAGGTGGTAAGGTAGATATTTATATCCTTGGAAGAAAAGTCGAGCAAGTCTCTGAATCATATATTTTCACAGACCTATCCGGGGTTGGGCGAATTAACGATGAGAGAAATGACTTCATTTTGGGCCAGTCTGGTCAGGATCAGACGAGAACATCAGAAGAAAGAAGAGTGCTGGCATTTAAAACTGGATCTTTGCCAGCACAGCCAGCAGACTCTGTAGCGTTTGTTATAGGAAGTTCGTCTGGAGCATTAACTGAAGCATTTCTTGATGAAGATGGAGTTAAGAGAGGTAATTTCGAATTACAAAAAGATTTAAATCCAGAGACTGGTGGAAGCCCATTTGGATTTGATAAAATTCATTTTATTTCAAGCAGAAAAGATGTTGAAGCAGAGTCGATTCCAAAAGGAATTTTATTTGGATTAGATTTGTTGGCATTTTCTGATATTGATAACATAAACAATGTATATATAGACCTAAATGAAGCATCAGAAAACGCAGAAGTAAGTAAGGCTAATCGAGAATTCATTACGCTAAGACAAACCCCAATGGTTAGGGCGGCTCGGGTTCAAAACAAAACCACAGGAGAAGTCTATTCGGTTATTGATCAGAATCTAGATTCTGATGGTCTGAATAGAACTGGCGTTATTAAAATTTCTGGAAAGTCGCTTCCAACTCCTGCCGATATTCTGAGCGTAAATTATACTTGGAGAAAATTTTTCGATAGACATATTGATTTTGCTGGAGGTAATCCATCACAATTTAAGGCCCCATCTGTAGTTGATGTTATTGATTGGACCCAGAGTGGTGGAATTTTCGAGGAAGAATCGATTATTGAAAAATCAGATGATGATTTGAGTTTTCAAATTTCTCTTGATTATGGCATCAGCAGAGTCATCTCGGCTTATGTCAAGGAGCTAGCTACCGCTACAATTGCTAGTGTTAGCACAATAGACGGAGGAACGACAATCGGAATTACTTTGTCTGAATCAGACAGATCTATTGACAATATAATCTCTATCAAAAGAAGCTCTGATCTTTTGGAGCTATACAAAACGGAAGAAGATGATGGCTCATTTTATTCAAAGACGATAATATTTCCATCAGATTCCGTCGGAAGCGTCGGAGACATAGTGACTGTTCATTATAATAAAGGCGAAATATTTGACATAGGCAATTCCGATGCATCTACTTATAACAATGTCGTAGTTCTCCCGTCAGATGGAATATTAGACGCAGAAGGTATTCTAGATGGAGTAGAAGAGGTTTATTTTGCAGAAGAGCCAGTTTATGTAAGATATGTAATTGATACAAGCTCTATTTATTCGAAGGTTAGTCTGTCCAACTTACCAATAACAAGCGTTGACTCCTCAAATAGGTTAACCTCATTAAATGGAGATGGATCCTCGGCCTCTAATCAGCCTGTTTTTTATGATAATTCTGTCAGTTCTGGTCCAGTGCCTGTAGGCCGATTTGGCCCAACTCATGTAAAAATTGGAGTTTCTGGAATTACAAATCCTGGAAAAATAAAAGTAACAGGCACAACCTTAAATCGATATACATTAGACATAACGGCAGGAGTATCTATAAGCGGACTAATTTGCGATCTAGAAAACGACATACTATCTGCCCTCGGCTTAACAACTCTTTCGTCAAATTTAGGCATAGCGAAAATAGATGCGATAACCCTTCTTGATAGCGATGGTAACGAAACTACATCTTTAGATACTCTTGGAGTTCAACTTAAAACATCAGAGTATTCAGTTGGAACTGCGCTTTCAAGCTCATCACTTGATAATTATGCATTTGTAATTCCATCTACTCCCAATAATACTGCAGTATCATTGACGGCCGAAGACAAAGTTAGAATAGAGCTACTTCTATATAATCTTGATGCCAGTGAGGAGCTATACTTCTCAAGCTCAGCTAGCAAATCTACAAAAAATAGATTCGGAATAATAGATCGAGTATCTGTTTCCTCGGGATTTAGATCAAGCACAGGAAATCTAATAGGATCAATTAAATTAGATGCAGATAACCAGCCGGAAAATGGTATAACCTATAATGTTGATTATGACTTTCTTGCTCCAAAAGAGGGAGAAAGAATAAGTATTTCGTATAATGTTAATAAGCTTATTATAAACTCTACTATAGAAGCCGAGAGAGTACGGCCTATAACTGCAGATATTCTTATAAAAGAAGCCGAAAATATACCGATAAGCGTTCAGGGAACCTTACTTATAAATAATAACTCGTTGGCAAATACTGATAAAATAGTTGAAAATGTGATAAGTGCTGTATCTAACGTCCTCAATACATCTGTCTTGGGAGGCACAGTGGATTATTCTGATATAATTGCTACAGCCGCAGCAATAGACGGAGTTGACTCTGTTAATATTAATGTCTTTAACGAATCAGGAAAAACAGGAAGAGTCCCATTTGTTAAAGCTCTTGATAATCAATCGATCTCTCCAGGTGAAATATTGTTTGAGGCTATTTCAAGGAATAAGTTTAGAATAAATTAAGGAAAGGTATGCTTCGACCAACATTATTTTCAATACCATCCAGTACAGAGCTAAAGGTAACATTTAATAAAAATCTATCTAAGACGTTAAGTATTGAAAATTTTAGCGTAGTCTCTGTAAGCGGAAATATTAACGATCTAGAGGTTACCGGGGTGGTGGTAGCCGATAATGTTGTTGTGGTTACCACAAAGCCTCAGATTGCTGGTAATTATTACATTCTAAAGCTAGTTGATACCATGGCTTCAGAGTTTTCGTCTGTCGATGGCGTAGCCTTAATAAATGATGATTTAAGCCGAGACTTATATTTCCTTGGATTGAAAAATTACAATCCTGTTAGAGATAGAATTATTCAAAATGTTCCGTCTCTTTATAAGCTAGATAATTCTAATTTAACAAGCCTAATTGATAACCAAGCGGAGGAGCTATATAGAGCGCAGAAGCATGTGGGTCAGCTCCTGAGCGATAATTATATTTCTGAGCCAGTTATAGACGAGAGAAGAATAAGAAGCTCAGGAGCTACAGATCGCCTAGCAAATGAGGGCGCATTTCTGGTTGAAAAAGTTTCCTCCAAAAGAACTGGCGAGCTGCCTATCTTTAGGGAAGTCGAATATAACTCAACTTCAGCAATTCCAAGGCATTCCGCTTTTCCGAAATATCCCATCTCCGCAAAAGAGGTAGCTGTTGACTCCGAGGAAATATCCCTTGGAACAACCGGAGCCTCTTTTGATGGATTTTTGATTAATCTACCGAAAAAAGATATTATTAAGCTCAATAAACTAATACACATCAAGTCAGATGATGTAGTTGACTGCGATGGCGACTTGGGAACAGAATATAATATATCAATTTATAAATATTCAATTTTAAATAATCGTTACGATTCAGAATATGGATTTAAAAATGTTTCTTTAAATTCAAATCAGATTTTATTATCTGAATTTGGAAATATTGACGAGCCAAAGCTTGGTGATAAAATTATCATATCTTATTTGTATAAAGATTCTGGAATTCAGATAAACGAAGATTCATTGGAAATTTTTAATCTAAAAGCTATACCACAGGAGTCTATTCCGGCCAATATAACAAGATTCTTCCTGAAGCACGCCCCAGTTGTAGATTCTCATAATGAAATTCCCGAGAGAGGCGGGGTATCATTCCTATACGGTCAGGCATCTACTGATACTCCAGCAGAATTCAAAAGAGAACTAGTTTTTGACACATCAAAGCTTCCGTCAAAAATCGGGGAATATGCTATAAATTATAGCACGGGCGAGGTCATCGTCGTCGGACCAAAAATCATAGGAGAAGGCACTGGGAGCAGGCCAATAGTCGCATCATATATATACAGAAATTCTTTTGTCAAAAATTTAGACTTCTATATCAATAATAATGAGATAGTTGCCTCAGAAACTAGGATTTTAGTTGACGAAGAAGTTTCTATAGAATATACTTATGAAAAAGTTTTTGCAGAAGGAGTCGATTACGAAGCACCTTGTCATACTGAGATTTTTAATGAGCATGTTGAAAATAAATTTTCTTCATCATTTTCAATTAGCCCAAAAAATACGCCAATAACTGATGTATTTAGAGTTTTCAACCAAACAACCGGAGAAGTTTATCAGCCGCTATATCACACGGATGATGAAATATTCTTTGCCGGAAGAAGGTCGCCTGAGTTTAAGGAGTCTGGCTCAGAAGAGGCAAGCTTTGACCAAGTTGAACAAGAAGATCTTGTTGCCGCTGGAGAATTTGTTTGTCCAGCATTTGAAATTCAGATAAGAAGCGCTCTTTCTAATTCTAATATTAGATTTTCTCCCGGAATTCCATCCGAACTAATAAATTTAGGCTCTCAGGATTATTTTGTTAGAAGTACTGGCTTAGGCGGGACCGATCCTGTCGAAGATATTCAGATAAGATTTTTTGGAAGCCCTGATTCAAATGGCCTGGTAAACTCATTCGGAATAGCCTTATCAGCTCAAGCTCCAAGCCTTGGAGAAGATGTAACCTTAGGGCCACTAGGATATGTTTTTAGCCTAGAAAATACTCAGATTATTGGAGACACAGAAGATTCAATTGGATCGTTCTTAAATAGTTCAATTTTATTCTCTGATGAATCAGTATTTTTAAATGAAAAATATTTCAAATCGTCCACAACGGCTCCGTCTCTAAAGAGGGTTGCTAGCAGCTCCATTAAATCTACTTTTGTAGCGTCAAACAATGATAATACTCTGGCAAATATATCTAGGCTCAGAAAGCCCGGAGATTATAGTGTAGATTACGATAATGGCAAGATTTACTTGGCGGTATCCACTGGACAAGATTATGAGTCTGGATCTATAGACTATAAATTTAACTCATCATTAACTAGAAATTCCAATATAATTGCAGTATCTCAGGCCTCAAAGCTGCTAGCCCCTAATGATACAGTCTATAGTTCTGTTATAAATTATGACAAAGTCATAAACACCAATAATTCCATTAATATTGATGACTTGGAAACAAGTTTAATATTAAATCGCGGAGTATCTGCCAGAGACTTGACTGGTATCCTGCAGGAAGTCAATAAGGTTCTTTCCGACTACACCGTCGTAGTCGAACATAATATTTCATCAATAAAGGCAATTATTGATGAAAAATTCTTAGAAGGTTATGGCCTCGGATCTAAAGACCCGGCAAAAAGAATTGGTGAGGCTAATGCGACGAGTGCCCTCCAGACGGTAATTGATGGTGGAAAGAATCTTTATGATTCATCCTATGTTTCTTTTGAAAATAATGTTATTGACTTAAAAAAGAAATATAGAACAAGAGTGGTAAAGGATTCTGGAGCCACTCTGGTTCGGATATCCGATGTTAATTTTGCATCAGTTTTTAAAATAGAAAATATATCGACAAACAAAACTCTGTCGGCTGGCGATTTCACCGTTATAAGTGATTCGCTTGGTGCATATGTTTCTTTCGCCCCAGGGTCCATTGGCTCGGATAATGATATAGTTTTGGTTAGCTACCTCGTCAGCGGAACCCCAACCGTAGGTACAGAAGTCGCTATAGATTATAGATATGGAAAAATTTACTTCAACTACACATATTCTTATGATGATGTTTATATCTCATACGAATATGGTGATAACCAGATTGACTGGTCCATAGGTAGCGCTATAGCCGAGGGAGAAGAGTACTTCGTTACTTACAAGTATGGGGCGCTAAGAGAGGCTCTTCGTAAGAACTTTGGAATTTTGACTAAGATTCCATTTTTCCAAAAGTTTGGACTAAATATTGATAGAGAGTTATATCGAAATGCATTAAGTGGCGTTATGCAGGCGTTTACAGGTGGACCCATAAGGTCGTCTTTCAATACTTTGATTGAATCTTTTACCGATATAGAGCCTGAGATAACAGAATCTGCATTTGGTAGCTGGATTCTCGGAAGAGATTTTCTGCAGCCAGAAGAGGTAAGCATTTCTGGTCCAATTAAGTTCGCAAATTGCAAATTTAAAGAAGGGCTAGAAGTGGCGGAGGGAACGGTAGTTACTACCCCAGCCATTTCTAATCTAAATTTGGATGAAGGAACAATTTCTTCTTGGGTCGTACCATACTGGGCAGGTATAGATAACGATGCAAATATAACGGTTGATATAGATAATATTGGAACGAAGGTCTATAAATATACTTTGGGATCAGATATTTTTAGCTATGAAAATAATTTTAATTTATTCCCAGATGACGATAGAGATGGCGGAATAGATACTTCGCTTCCCAGCATAACAATACATAATAGCAATGTAGTTCTTGCTGGCGAGCAAGAGATTTTAGAAATTGCTCCAAATGCTATTGTGAAGAGTGAAGAAACTTTAACTAGAGCTACAAGGCTCGACCTTTCTGTTTCCATTAAAATAGATAATTTCAGCATACCATCTATAATTCTCGGTACAGCGGCAGATACTCCGGTTTCCGCACCAACTGATGGAGCTTTAGGGTTGTATGAATCTATAGTGAATGTTCCATGGAATCTTATTGGAAAGAGCCCAAGTCAAGCTCTCGCGGGGTATGCTTCTCCTGGGTTTATCTCAATAGGAGATGATAATAAACTGTTGTTCTTGCAGCTTGCCCTAAGGCCTGTTACAGATTCTCTCGGGGCTGCTCGGACTTTCATTATTGCTGATGAAGATCTAAACCTAGATTTCAATGAGATACCGAAATATGATCGCCTTCATATAACGCGAAGCTGCAGATGCTCTGTAACAGATACTGTTTCTGATTTGGCTGATTTCCGAGATAAGGATTTTCAATCAATTAGAATTACATTTGATGCACCAATTGATATCTCTAATATTTCAGACGAAAATGTTATTTATATTGATAAGCCTTCTGTGTTTAAGGTTACAGATTCAAGAGGCGCTATATATGATGTCTTTGGATTTATTGATGCCGTCGGAAGTGATATAACGACAACCATTCCTGATAGTATCTCTGGTTTTATTCTGAATAAAATTCCTCAAAATCATCAAGAAATTACGGCCAGGGGCTCTGCATTTATCAATGACTATAACCCTCAAGGAAATATGGTCTTATCTTATCAGGTTGCTTCCGTTCTGACTAAGGAGAATACTGCATCAGCAGCGGTTCTCGGATATAAGGAAAAAAGTTTTATCGTAGATTGGAGTTCTGATTACCTAGATGTAAGTATAGTTAGAAATCCGGTAACAAATAGCGTTATAATTACATTGTCTTCGGCACTAACTACTGCCAAGCAGGTTATTACTCTCTTTTACACGGACCTTATTAACTCTGCAGATGAAGATTATATCTTTTCGAGATTTAATCTCTCTTCACTAGTTGATCTGCCGGTAAGTAGCGATGTTAGTCTCTCAGATAAAATCGCTATTGGAACTTTGGATCGCGCATGTGGCTCTGTAATAAACGTAAATAATTTCTCCTATAATCTTTTTAATAGATTTAATCTATCTGATATATACATTGGAAAATTTGCAAAAAATCCCAGTAAACTTCCTTTCGTGGTCAATAAATACGATTCACCAGATACATCCGTTGGCTTCCCGTTTAATTATGACACTTCCGAAGGTGTGTTTATAGGCTTTGATGACCTATGCCTATCCGACTTGTCGGCTGATTCCGGTCAGTGGATTTTTAGGACCAGATCAAGAGAGCAAATATCACTTCCAACTTCAGTAAATGTTATTGGATCAGAATATAGCCTTGAATTCTCTGATATATATATCAATCATATATTCTCTGGGAGAATCTTGACAGACGGAGAATTTTCCTCTGTTTTAAGATCTTATCGAAAGGCTGATGACTCATGCGCCTCCGGAATAATTTGCTCAGCAAATTATCGATATTGTGGCGATGGACTCATTGAGAGCAGCGGGTGGAGAAGGATAAATGAAACTGATTCTGGCATTATAAATCTTCTACTAGGAGGTTCGGAAAATGATATCGGATTCTGGGATAAATCAGGTAATTTTAATACAGCCATTCCTGGCGGAATATACAGAGCTGGCCCATCAACTTCGGCTATTGATCCAGATAATAGAGATTCAATAAATAGAAACTCATTATTTTCTAGATTACCATGCTCTGAGGGTGATTGGACCGCGACTATTGATTTTAGAGTTTTAGAAACAGATTCTGGAATAATAAGTTCTGACATTGCTAACTTTAACGGAGTTATATCTGGAGGTCTAACGGGAATTTCGCCCCTTCATGTTTTTGATGGAGAGGTAAATATAAAGCTATCACTAGGAGTGTCAAATGCCGGCCAGCCCGTCCTGCTGGTTCTCGATGGCGAGTCTGGAGGCATATTAGACATATTATTCTTTGACTATCGCGATGGAAATTTTAAAGAATTAATCATAAGGAAGCAGGATGGAATAATAACGGTAGAAACTGATACTGAAATTTTAAGCAGCATAGCGTTAAGTGATTTTGAAGAAGCTTCAGCAAATCTATCTTCATTATTGAGTGAGCCGTTTATAGCTGTTCATTTATTCGATGGAGAGCTAATGAGCTCTGCCTCATATCATAATCTTTTTTCTGGCAATCTAATTGATATTTCTTTAATTGAGTACGACGGAAGAGAGGAGGTTGGAAGCGGACTGTTGGAGGCTGATGATATCTTTGTCTCTACAGATTCAAAAATAGAATTTGCGTTCAATACGACTAACAGTGGTGTGGATGGTTACGCAGATGGTTACGCAGATGGCTATGTTTCTTCGGCAGTTTATGATATTGATGAAATTACATTTACGTCTGATAGGCTGAGATATCTTTTTGATACCGGAGAGAGTGGTAGTAAAAATAGAATATCTATCTTCAAAGACGGGAAGGGATTCTTAAACTTCAGGATACATGATAATTCCATAGAAAGGCACGGAGAAGGAAGAATATATAATATTGCTACAAGCATTAAGCATTTTAAGCCAAATATTGCTCGCCATATTGCTGCCAGCTGGAAGCTGAATACTCTTTATGAAAAAGACGAAATGCATCTATTTATTGATGGGCTAGAGGCCCCAAGTCTTTTTAGATTCGGTGGTCATGTAAAAACCAGGGTAAATGATAAATTTTCAGATGTTAGCAAGGAAATGCTCCAAGGCTTAGTCGAGGATAACATAGTTTATTATGATTCTTATACTGACGGTACAATTTTGGCCGGATCATCTGTCTTTTCTTCGGAAAGTCTTAATTTTAGTGGGAATGCCCTTTTCGGTCGATCAATTATATTTGAGGCTGCAGTCCTAGCGGGAATATATGTTGGCGGAAACTTCTTGATAGGCCCAGTAGTTGGGTCTGGAGTCACAATTCTGGACGCTCAGACGCTAGATCCAGTTATTTTTAATACTTCAGATTCCCAAATAACGTTCACATTAGCTCCAACCGCAGGAATAACAAGCCAAATTCTTACTGATGTAAAAAACGGATCTTATGCTATCTTTAAAACTAACTCTCAAAATGTTTCAGAGGAATTTAGCGGAATAGAATACACAATTGTAAATGATAAAATCGTAGTAACAAATGGAAGCAGAGTTATAAAACCACAATTCAGAGTTAACTTAGATACTAGGCTTATTCAATTTGTCGGAGAGGATAGCGATTGTAATATGGTGGCTAGCGTAGAATTTTCAGATCTAGATATTCATATAAAAACCTTTGGATTATCATTCAGTAAAGTAAAGAAAGATATAGTGCTATCTTCAAGTTCTTATAGCCAAATGGGGGGGCCAGGGTTTGAAAGTATTTTGCTGTCATACGGCGTAGAACCTGTATCACTTTCCGATGTTATGATAACCAAGGTTATTAAGCCGAGATATATTCCAGCGCTTGATTCTATAACTGATATAGGAGATTTTTATCTCGGAACATTTCTAACTAAATTATCTGACCCAACCGGTCAATATAAACTTAGCTCTCAGTCTACACAGGTGGCCAGAGAAAATAGGGGAAGATTATTATCTGTAAACATAGATTCCGATAATATCAGCTTCTGCACGGACATTGTTGATGGATATGTAAGTTCAGACATAAGCAGCGTAACTATATTTGGAGACACAGCTGATGGATCTGATTTTGAAACTTTTCTTATAAGTGGAAATGGAATTATAAATGGAAGTAAAATATTTTATTCTGTAGATTCAGCTAGAGGAAACTTGATTCTTGCTGATCCAGATTATGAGCCTTGTGTTCTAGAGATCTTAGAGAGTGATCCAATCACAGTTCAGAATAATCAGGGAATTTATGCAGAAATAAACAGATGGATTAGTGGAGCTCTTGTATTCAATATATTTGGATCAGATGATCCATTCGAGTTAAACCCAGGAAGTTATAGGATCGAATATCCTGCATATTTGAATATAAACATTCCACAGGTTGGACAAAGTATTTATCTTGGAACTGATTTGTTTGGTAAGAATCCGTTTAATGGAATTATTGATGAATATAAAATTGTCACAGAAATGTCTAGTGATACTAGGCCAACTGAATCTTTGACCAGTGGAACAAGAAGCATAACTGAGGAATACTTAGATCCTAATCCAAGTTGTCCAGATGATCAAACACTTTTACTAGTTCACTTTGATGATCCGATAAAGCTGCAGTCAAGAAAGCTCAGACAGAAAGAGTTTCTAAATACAGATAGAAATTATAAATTTAAATTAGACTTAGAAGATCGAGAAGCGCTTCTTCTTGCTGTAAATGACAGAGAATTGTTTGAATCAAAAATGATTAGAATGGGGTTCTCTGTGGATCAGGCTACAAGAACTTTCTTTGAGTGCCACAAAGCCCAGGGAGGTCCTGTCTTTAATGAGGCGAAACTATTAAGATCTGATAAAATGCTTATAAGCTCTAACAGCGTCAATGACAACTTTGGGCAATCAGCTAAATTCTTCAACACTACCCCTCTTGTAATTCAAAATGATCTTTCTTATTTTAGAAAAGAGGGCGGAAGTATAGAGTTCTGGATATCTCCCTTAATTGATACCATACGAGATCCAGATGAAAGATCATTTGTAGAAATAAGTTCCGCCACAAGGAAGCGTATAAAATCAGATTCATCAACAGAGCTTTCGCTGCCGTCGTCTGCCAGAAAGATCATTAGCATTAAGCTTCTTGAGAATAAGAAAGAATTTTCTGAGTTTTATTCTCGGTCTGAAATTGATGAAATCTTATTTGATGAAATTTATAGAAGCGAAATTACAGGCAAATTAGCCGGAGGAACTGGTGTACAGAAAGATTTTTCTCTCGGAGCTAAGCTCGGTGCGGACGGAAGAAGCATAAGCTTAAGGGAAGCCCTCCCTGGATCAGATGTAGATGTCGTCGTAACTTATAGCCCATTAGACCTTGGTAATAACGTAATTTCCATATTTAAGGGAGATCGCGGTCGGCTTATATTCGGTATATTCGGTCCCGATAATGAGCATATGATTGGGGCCGAGATGGACTGGAAGAGAAATTCTTGGCACAGAGTTAGATGTGACTATAGAGCTAACTCAAATAATGATATGATGAGGTTGTTTGTAGACGGAATAGAAGTAGCTGGATTATTTTATGGAGAAAATGGAAAAACACTCGGGCTTACTAGTGTGGGCGAAGATCCCGGTGGTGAAGGCCCCGGTGGTGAAGGCCCCGGTGGTGAAGGCCCCGGTGGTGAAGGCCCCGGTGGTGAAGGCCCCGGTGGTGAAGGCCCCGGTGGTGAAGGCCCCGGTGGTGAAGGC